GAGGTGAGGCATAACTCCAGTACTTTTATCGTCAGCCGAACGAATACCAAAGCCAATCCCAACACCACCGCCCAACATACTAAGCCAATTTGTCTCAGATAGATTATCAACTAGACCCTCCGCTGTATCTTCAATATAATTAAGGAAACATGATATAGGCATACCACGCTTACTTCTTCCGAAACTGAGAATAGGTGTCGAATAGCTGAGCCAATGTTTGCTTGAGTATTCATACAGTCGTTGTGCATGTTCTGGATTACTACCAAATTTTGTGCTAACGAATGCAAATCTTTCTTGTGGCGACTTCTCTTCATCTTTCATGTAACTTTCTTGTAATCTTTTGATTCCTAGTGAATCGAAAAGTGCATCTCTCTCGTAGTTCAGTACGATCTCTGACATAGTTAATTTCCTGTTATTCTTGTTGTATAAATTCTGACGATAATGGAAATACTTCAGCAATTACTTTTGCGCATGCTTTAGCAATTTCCATATGTTCTTTTTGTGTGCCATTGCCAGATCGTAATTGTATATAGTGAATCCAACTTCTGACAGTTCCATTCATGTAAAGTCTTGATACTGTCAATCCTTCTGGCAACACTGCTCTTGCTTGTTCTTTGGCAATGCCATTTGCAATAGCCCACTTATACACATTTTTACAAATAGAAAGCACCCGATCCTGCTGTTCTTCCCACCTTTTTTGTAAATACTCATCATCTGTCTCAACGCTATTTTGACGATTCTTAGTATCTTGAAGACGTGCTTCTCTAATCTCAAAATCTAAATCCTGAGTCGGATCTGCATAACGCTGTGAAAATTCTTGAAACGAGAATGAACGATGGCGTAGCATTTGTCTTGCGATGTCACGTGTTGTTGTGATTTCAAGACAAATATTTACCATCTCTAATGGCGACCAATGCTGATTCTTAATCAGATATCTGATCAACTTCTCACTTGTTTCTTTGTTGTTTTGGTTGCTAGGATTACTAACACGAGCACAGAACGCAACTAATTCTGTCATGTTTTCAGCAAAATATTCTGCTGGTTGCGAAAATGATATGAGTTCAATCTTCATGTAATTCTTTATCCTTTAATTCTTCCGAAGGTTTTGGTTTCTTTCCGAAAATGCGTTCATAGCCATCGTCCCATTTCTCTTGATCTTCTGGTCGACGCTTATCGCCTTTACCACCATCGCTCATTCTACTCTCCTTAACATTTTTTCCACTGATTAAATTTAACTGTTGCCTCTAAACCAGAAACAGTGTTTTCATCAATTAGATTGACGATTTTATCCTGCGACCATCCTGCTTTAAACAAGTCATTAATATCTTTATAACCTGTTTCTGGCATCAATGACACAGTATATCCTTTATCTATACACTTTGCAATTTGCTTACATAAATCTTTGTTTCTTGGTTCGTTATCAAATACGACTACAAGTTTAGAAACAAGACCACGCATATAATTTGAATCAAAAGAGGAGCCAGCAACTGCAATAGAATTGGGTAAGAAGAGACTATCAATTGGTCCCTCAACTGCATAAACTTTTTTACCAAAGTCAACTCTCTCAAGTCCATAAATTCTCTCCATATTATCATCAAGTTTAACTGTCATATATCTTGGTTCTTCGTTACCGAATGCCCGACCTTGGAATGCATAAACTTTACCATGATCGTTGAAGAAAGGAATTACCAATCTTGGGTGTTCATTTTCTTCTTCAGAAGTGTATGTATATTTAACGCTGTTTACATACTTCTTCCACTTCGGACAATAATAAAGTAGATCAAAATATTCGTTTGGGATTAAACGAGATTCTACATATACTCTGGCTGGATGTTCAGGGGGTAAGGTATCAATTCTACGCAACCCTTCTAAAATCTTATCTTTTAACTCAGTAAACACTGGTTTTGTGTCTGGATATGCTATATTTTTATGAGAATTGTGCTTATTTGCACCAGACTGATAACGCTCTACTACATATTGTTCATAGAGATATGAGTCAACATGCTTGATCAAATTACCGACGTTCGTGCTTACACCACAATTATGACATTTGTAGAATAAATCGGTTTTCTTTTGGAATATGTAGCCACGTGCCTTCAGCTTGTTTTTCTTCGAATCCCCACAGAATGGGCAAGAAAAATTGAAGGTGTAGTCACTCTGCTGTTTGAAATTACGCAGCCGTGTACTTAACTGGGAGATGTATTTGTGATCAATATGTAACATAACATAATTATACTCCGAATCATATAAAAAAGCAAGTTATTTTTAACTTGCTTTCGGAATTACTTTAGAAACTTCGAGAAGAAGTCCAGATGCCCCATGAGATATCCACAAACAATTGCACCACCAACAATCATAAATCTCCACTTTTCTAAAATCTCAACACGACTTTTAATATCACCAAGTGTTTTTGTCATAACATTATGTTGTTCAGAATCTGCTTTGGCAAGATCGTCGATTTTCTTGTCAATGTGATCCGTAATCTCACGAGTAGTGGTCGTGATTCGAGAATGCAGTTCTTTGATGTCTTGTTTCACATCTGCAACGTCCTCTTTTATGCCTTCTACTTGTGCTTCCAATTTGGCTATTCTTTCTGCATCCATGGCTTTACTTTACGCTTTCGAAAATTTCTTTTTGTGTCTTATACCATTCATTCCAAGTATCATTTTTATTTTGGCATTCATGGTACTGCGAATAATTCTCTGAAACAACTTTCAAGACTTCGCTCAATTTGCTAGTCGATTCGGTTTGTTTCAAATCAGGACATGGTGTTGTCAATTCGGTTGGGACATCAGGAAATTTTCTTTTCACTGTGACTGTCGTAGAACAACCAGCAACTAAAACAAGAAACAGTGTGAGAGTAATGTATTTAATCATTTCTTCACCTCTGGTTTCTTAGCTGCCTCATTAAGGATATCAAGTGCTTCTGGGATGACCTCGCATTTAGCGTCCATCTTTTCTGCTACATTTACAATCTTCTCTTGTATAACTATCTTCGTATCGTGTATAACTTTTACTTTATCTACGTATACTTTTTTAATGACAGTATTTACTTCTTGCGACTTTGCTTCAGCAATAGCAACTTTTGCTTCTGCTTCTTTAACTTTATCACGCCACTCCATTTCTGTGGCATAACTTCCATAAAAATATACACCTGCGATTGCAAGTAAAGAACCAATTAACTGAATTGGTGTCTTGTATATTTTTAATGGTGGTATAAAGTTTACAAATAAACTCAACACATACATACCAACACCACTAGCAAGAATTGCTAATACTGCAAGATGTAACCAACTATCAGGAACAAAACTAAGAAGCCACATTTACAGCTTTCCTTCTCGCTAACATTTGATATTTTTTAATACTATTCTTACGAATAATAGGCTCATCAGTTTTTACTCCAGCACCAGTGTGGTTTGCTGGTATACCACCACCTTCGCCATCTTCATTCAGTAAAAACTTTTCTACTAATAAATGTTCATCAACTAATAGTATATCCTCTTTTTGAATTTTTGTCAAAAGATCTATATACTGCTCTTCAAGATTTGTTGAAGATTTATTATTATCAAGACATTCTTTTACAAGAAAATATGCTGCTGCAAGATTACCAATTTTTGTATTTAACAAAGGAATCTTTTGCATGATTTTGCGCAAACGAAAAGTCAATCTGTGCAACATAGTATAGGCATCTTTTTCAGTATATGTCATGTCCTTGATTTTCTTTTGGGGACTGCCATTCTGATCAATTAGACCAAGTTTATATGCTTTTGTTTTTTCAAATGGTGTTACCAACATCGAAAGAACTCTAAAAGCAATCAGATTGTCAACTAATTGCGACATTAAATTTTCCTTAATTCTTGTATGACTCTGTCGTCTAATCTTAAATCAGTAACTGCTATTGATGTCCCTGGAATACTATCTGGCATTCTTTGAATATAGATTAAAAATGTTGCCAGTAATCCCCAGTCATCAGGATCAATTTTGTAGAACAGCATTTGTACTGCTGCGTCATTAAACAAGTTGAAAAGAACGATGAGGTGGTTGAGGATTAATCTCTCTTTTAACTCATCGTTCTTCTTATATCTTGTAAATAATTTCTTCAAATACAAAAACTTTTTTAGATCTTCCTCAAATTCACTTACTGTTGAACATTGAGGATTATCATAGTTATGCATTGCATAATGTAAAAATTCAGTCTCACTTTTAAACATAACATTATGCGTCGTGTAATTGAACTCCGTAAGATGGGGCAGTTGTTGACCCTGTTGATGCGTATGTTGCACCAGTTACTGGATACCAGCGACCTGTACCGTCAATCTTCAACCAAGCAAACTGCATAATATACTTACCAGCAATAGCTGCTGTTCTGTATTTGTAGTACTTAGTACCTTGCTCAGATGCATTCAATGCATAAATTGATTGAGAGTTTGTGGTAGTTTGGTTCAATACGAATGTCCAAATCTTACCAGAGTCAGCATCGCTCATACCTGTTGTTGGTAGAGTAATGTTATAACTTGCTGCACCTGATTGGTTCAAGTAGATTAGCGAAGTTACGTTCAAGTTAGCGTATGTTAAATCTGTAGATGCAGAGATAGAAATACTGTTTGTGTTATTAGTAATACCACCAGAAGTTCCAACGAAGCCCAATGATGGGAATTTTGGATACTGGGTTTGTGACCACATATTACCACCAGCATCGATAGCAGATAACTGAGTACCACCAACCTTAACACTCAACACACGAGATGAAGATGAAGAAGCAGTATTAGTAACTTGGAAATCGAGGGAAGTAAATACTTGAGCAGCGTTGTTCCAAGTTTCAACTAATGTCAAACTTGTACCACCGATTGTACCCAAATCACCTACGTTAAATGTAAACTTAGTATTACTACCATTGCTCAACAGCAATGTTGGTAAGTTTGATGCACTACCAGTAACACGGAAAATACCGTTAGTAGAACTACCACCAGTACCTTTGATGATGTAAGAGTTGGTTGTTAATGTTAATGTTGGATTAACAGCTGACGATGTCGTCAATCCAGACAACAAATTGTCAAGGGTTAGTTGACGATTGTCGCCTGATTGAACGATCAAGAATCGTTCAGCACCAGTCAGCGAAGCTGCTGAGTTTAGTTCTGAGATCTTTTTAGATGCCATTTTAAGTTTCCTTGGTTAGATTATAAAGTTATTTATTAGGTATTTGGAGTTTCAATTTCAACTAATGAATTAGCATCATCACCAGAAATTAAGCTACGACCAGCTACTAAAACTTCATAACGTACACGACCAGCGAGACCACCAGTACCAACAGTACGACGAACCCATCCTGGGCTGGCCATAATAGCATGCGAACCAGAACCTAATGTAGCAGTTGCAGTAGCTGCATCAGATGTACCTTGTAGTTCAAAATACTGAGCAGCATTACCAGTACCAGTAATATCAATAACTGTTTCAGTTGTATATGTAAGACCAATTAAAGTACCAGCAGTTGTAACGATAGCAGTACCATCTTCAGCAGTAAGAGTAAAACCAGTTACGCTTGGTGAAGTACCAGTAACTGCAGAAACTTTATAAGTTGTTCCAGTTGCGTAACTAGTAATAGTACCTGTACCAGTATTTGTACCAGTAATAGTAATACGATCACTAGCAGCAAGAGTAGAGTTACCACAAGTAAATTGACCACCAGTACCAGAAGTAGCAACAGTAGCTGTTAATGTACCAGTTGTGTTAGCAGCTTTAACTTCGAATGCGTTAGCAGTACGACCAGCAGTAGCCACATAGTAAGTTGTACCAGAAGTTAAACCAGTAGCAGATGTTGAACCACCATTGTTATAAGCAACAGCGTCACCAGCAACTAATAAGTGACCAGTGTATGCGATAGTATCAGTACTAGTAGTAACTGAAGCTGTTGCAATAGTACGACGTGGCTTACTGATAGCAACAGTTGGTGCTGAAGTATAAGAAGAACCACCATTGCTCAATACAATTGTAGAAACTGCATTAGAAGCAACAGTTGTTGATGCAGCTGCAGAAGAACCACCACCACCACTGAATGTTACAGTTGGTGTAGTGCTTGAGTTGTCAGTTGCGATATAACGAGCACCTGCGCTACTAATAGCAACAGAAACTACGTTATCACCACCAGCTTTAATTTCAGTTGCACTAATACCATATACTTTTGTAATTGCTGAAACACCACTGGCTTGATTAGAGTCTTGATATACAAATTTTGGTTGTTGCTGAATTTTAAAGTTAGCAATTGCCAATGATGAATTTGTTGTGCCAGTAAAGTTATTGGCTAATGTCAATGCAGTATCAGAAGTAACTGATAGTACACGTGCTTTTGTTACAGTTCCTGAGTTGATAATCAACGTGTCGCCGTTTTTAATATCGCTCAAGAATGTTGTACCACTGCCTGTTACAGCAGTAGATGCGTTTGTTACGCTGACAGTTGTTCCATTAGATGGTGCTGCAGCGTCTTGTTTACCCCAAAGTGCCATTTTTATTCTCCTTGTTTGTTTTATTTTGGCAGATGTAGTTTATAACCAGTTGAGTCATATCTATCATCGTCTGATTTCGCTGCTGAACCCTTTTGGCGTGCGCCTGAGGCAGCACCTTTTGGTCTTCCGCGACCACGCTTCTCCTGACCTTCAGGAGTGCTGGTTTCTTTCTCGGCTTTCTCGTAGTCACGCTCATGTCTGTAGCTACCATCACCTGTTCCAGTAATAGTACCAGTTCCACTTGCGGATTTACGTGATTCGCCTTTTTTCAAATCTGTATGTCCATACTTTGCTTTATATTCTGGAGTTCCTGGCCACATGGCTTCGTCCAGTCCTTCTTGCATGTATGATTTAAATGAGTTTAGTTTCATGGTTTCCTCGTTTGTATCTTTATTACTACTAGTCATTGGTTGCAATGGATTCATTTTATTCTTTTGAACAATGCCAGTTTTTGGATCAACTGATGTAGTTGCATCTTTACCAACCATTGCTAAAAATTGACGTCTACGAATTTCTCTATAATGTGGATCCATACCAGCACGATCAGCAAATTCATCGGCATATTGCTCTAATGATTTTTCTTTGTTTTGAGGTTCATCTGATACAGCAGCTTCCTGAATACCAGCGTCAACACCATATTTCGCTTTAACTGCTGCACCAATATTTTTACCTGTATGTTTTACAATTTTACCATTTGGTGATTTTAACATAACAGTTGTTGTACCATCAGCATTTGTTTTCTTAGAGTGTAAAGAATATCCTTCTTCAGAGATAACTTCTTCATCTAATTTATCAGTAACTTTAAACTTATGAACAGTTCCTTTTTTCTTAGGATCATAAGAATCATGAGTTTGTTTCATGTGTACTTCAGTGTCGCTCTTATGCATAACTTTACCAGAAACCTTGTCGCCAGTTTTTGGCTCATAGTAATCATGCTCTTGGCCAACAGACATATGTTTAGCCATGCTTGGATGCATACAGCCAGCACAAGCGTAATCACGATGATTGGCTTCATCTAAAGATTCAACTTCTTCTTTGTTTAGACGCTGCTTTGCTGCACCCATACCAGTAAGACGTTTTACGTAACGATTCTTAGCATAGTTTGCTTCATCTTTGTCACCAGATTTTCTAGAATGAGCATTTGCTTTATTATCGTCTTTAGCAGCAGTATAATAGTTACCAAGTGTGGTTTTGCTTAATTCAGAAATCTCTTCAACTTCTTCATTTGTTTTTTTCTTTGATGCATAATAAGCACGAAGACTGTCATCAGTTTTGGCTTGAGCAGTTGGGTGACCAACTCTTGGTTTCATTTGTTCTTTTTTCTTTGGTGGAACTGGAGCAACAGGTGCTTGTTCATTCATGCAACCACATTTCATTTCACCACACTCTGAGCATGCTTTCTTTTTAGCTGCTTCAGCAATACGAGAAAGTAAAGTTTGTTCTTTTACTGGAGAGATTGGTGATTGTGCGTTATTTTTTTGTTTGCGTTTTTGCATGTAAAGATCAAACTTAGCACCTTCAGTACCTTTACCACCATAGTGTTTTGGTGGAGTAACATCTTCTTTCATTGTATGGGCAGGAACATGAGTTGTTCCACCACCATTAGCACCTTGGAAGTGAACATTGTCACCCATCTTCTTAGCTGTCCAGTGGCGACCAGTTTCGTCTTTGAATTTATGTTCTTGTTGATCTTTCAACTTAGCAATTTCTTGATGGTGTTCTGGATGTAAAGGAATAGAAAAATCAGATCCGTGATGAACAGTCTTCATAGTTCCCCATGAATATTTCTGTGTATCTACTTTACCACCTTTACCCAACGCTTTGGCATTGTCTGGGGCATTTTTAGTTTGATCTTGTTTCTCTTCTTTACGAAGAATTTGCAAGTCTTGACCATCAATTTTACCATTGTGGTTTTTGTCGATCTTTTTTTGCTTTTTGGATAGTTCTTCCAAATACGCTAGTCTAAATGGATTACTCATTTAAGATGGCTCCTTATCATCCAACCGTGCTTATTGTGGACATCAACACGCTCTGGAAGCGAGTTTAATAGTCCTTGTTTATTTAATTTTGTTGCTAACTCTATTGCTTTATTTAGGGATTCTATAACCTGATCATTCGTAATTAAGAGATCCTGAAGCATTTCTTCTGGTGTTATTGCTACAACACCTTCATTTACTGTTTTATATTCATACATTTCGCTCAATGTTTTTGACGCATATGCGCTATGAGCACGAATCTCTTCAGCCAATAAATCTGAAGCATCAAAAAGATCTTCATACAAAGACTGGAAAAAACTGTGTAGTTGAGAAAAGTGAATACCCTCAACATTCCAGTGATGACTATGTGCTTTGAAATACATCAAAAATGTATTTGCATGAGCAATTCTAAGCGACATTACTAATTCAGTATCCATATTATTTCCTTTATTTCCCAGTACCAACTGAGGACTGAGTGTATTTATGATGTTGTAATCTTGCCTTTTCGACTGAACGCACACGTGGTACCAGTCTACGTGCTAGACGTTGAATTAACTGTGGTCTAGCATGTAAAAATTTCTCTGCTCTTTCTTTTTCCTGAACAGATGCTGTGCTTGGGTCTTTTCTTAAAAGACGTTTCTTAACCATAAATGTGGCTAATCTTTTAGCACGCTTGTTTAATACTGGAATACTTGATGATTTCTTGAGAGCAATTTTTTCTTTTACTTCACGTTTAGATTTGCTACGTGCCCATCTTTGTCTGCGACGCATACGTTCAGTACGACCAATTGCTTCAGTCAATTCTTCTTGGAAACCTTCTTCATCAAGTTCCTCACCAGTTTCTGAATCAATAATTGCTAGTTCGTTATCATTATATGCTTCTAAAATATCTTCTAATAATGAAAGAGAATCTATTTCGTCATAGAAATCTTCTTCTTTGATATCATCAAATCCTGGGATTACTGTATGTGGATTTTCTTCTTTAACATGTTTGAAATACTCAACTTGTTTTAGACGTTTCTTTGCGCCAGCAAGAGTTGGAGATTTGCCAAGGTTTTTATTACCATGTTCGCTCTCAACTTCGTATCCACCTTTAACTTTTTCGATATGTTCTGGTACACAGTTAGGTACTTTTTTAGCACCTTTGTTTTTCATACCAATCATTTTATATCCAGACCAACATGGATTTACTGCTTCACCAAGTTCTTCCTTTGACTGTAGATAATCTCTAACAGTTGTGATATAGTCTTGTGCTAATGTAATTTTAGACTGAACCCACTCTGGCATGTTGTCGTCATCTTTGATCATATCAATCAAATCTTTACAATTACGTAGGGTTGTTTGTAATTGTGTGCGAGCCATTTGACCTTCGTAATCGTACTCACCTGGATCGGTTTTAGATAATGCCTCATCGATCGCTTGAAGAATCTCTTCGTATTCTTCTTTGTTCAATGCTTTCTTAATACCTGCTGTAGTTTTATCAATCTGTTTACCAGTCGCTTTCATAACACCCATCCAGCGATCAGTTGATTTTTTATGTTTACCTTGTGCTGTTAAATCATCAGCAGATTTCTTTGCTGCTGTTTTATAACGATCTAACAACTCTGATGACACTTCCTCAATTTTTTTTGTTTCCTGTGAGGAATTCATTTTATCTTGTTGATGTTTATCTTTTAATTCTTTTACTTTGTCTGACCAGTATTTGTGGTTTTTGTCAACATCATATCCATGTTTCTTCAAAGCACGACTAAATTTTTCATATGACGACAGCTTCTTTGTTTCATCCAACTCAAGATCTTCTTTAACAGTTGGATTTTGTGATATTGATTCAGAATTATGCAGACCAATATAATTATGATCATGAACCTTATAACCCTGTTTCTTATAGAAATGTATTGCGCCATCAATTGCAGAGTCTTTATCTTTGGCTTTTACTTTTGCTTTTCTATATTGTGTTTCTTTACGTTTCGTAACAGCTGAGTGGTTTGGATTTGACACAGTAACACCAACCACATGATGTTGTTCTTCTGATGAACCAAGAGGATTTATTTCAGTAGAAGATTCATTCTCTTTGATATCAACTTTAGATGGAAGTAATTTCTGATCATATTCAATTCCTGCTTCTCTTGCAGTTTGTAACATATTATGAATAATTGCAATGTACTCTGGGCGCATAGGTTTGCTTCTAACTTTGCGAAGAGCATTGTTAATTAACTGTTCTGCGCTTGATGTTTTCTCAACATCAGTAACACCCAATGCGTTTGCTATAATTCTAGCAACTTTAATTTTGTCCGTAGCAGTAAATTTCATTTCTGTAACAATTCCCTGGAAATTGAATGGTTTCTGAGAAATTATAACATCACGAATCCACTTGCTTACTAAATCGCCTTGTTCATTTTGAAGCAGTAAATGATTTGAGCCACGTTTCTGAATTCTGTAAAGAGTATTATCTGCTTCTACAATATCGCCTACGTTGAATAACTCACCACGAAAATATGATTCTCTTAACCAGTCTGTTGCTAACTTTACTTGTTCTTTAATAACTTCCAAACCAAAACCTGTGCGCATCTCATTCATTAGACGTTTAGCATCTACTGAGGTGATTGTGTTTGGGAGATTTTCTTTGAAGAGATCGTAGTCGCCTTTTTTGGCTGACTCACGCAATTTATTGACAGTTGTATCTTCATCGGCATTTCGTTCGCCTGTTGATACAACTTTGATGCTATTGAAATTAAATTCTTTACCGTTGTGTTTTTCTAACAACTTTTGACACTCAGCAACTTGATCGATTCCAACAACCAAAACGATACTGTTATATTTCTCGTTCAATTCAGTAGCAGCTTCTAAAAGGTTTCCTGCTGATTTGAATTTGGATTCTGGGAACATGCGATTAAGGTAATATACCTTACGATCGGCTGGTAGGGGATTCTTTTTGTCGTCTTGCAGTGAAGACGTATAGATAATTTTTGTGGCATTCTGTTGTTCAGCTACCTGTTCAACAGTTTTGATGAGAAGTTCGTGGTCTGCCGTTGGTGGCTGGAAGCTACCAAATGTGAATACTGCATTTTTAGAGGGCAACCCTCTTAAGAACTGGCTATATGCTTTCATTTAATCCATCTATATGTTGATATTATTCATTTATTTAGTCATCTGGAGAGTTACCCCCTAGAGATAACATTCTATTGCATTAATAAAAAGAAATTACCAGGATTTGCTGATACTGCCGCTTCTTTAATTGAAAAAGCAAAACTTGTAAAAGTGGCTGCTGTAGATGAGGATGTAGCAGTTCTTACGGTTGTTGCGCCAGCACTTGTTTGCAATTCATCTACTAATAATATGCCCCTAATAGATGATGTTCCTGAAGCATTTACCCTTGTGTTTGTAGATGCTGGAGCAGTCCATGTTTGCGCTACAGTAACTTGTGCATAAAAACTAATAATATAATCATTATTTGTAGTTGTTGTTAATGAATTGGTTGCAATTGTTGAATTTCCAGACGTAGCTTGTTTAAATGTTCCAGTAACACCAAGTCCTGATTGACCACGATAAGCAACCATTACTACCCTAGTATTGGGTGAAGCAGATGTCATAACAACAGAAGATTCACTTGCACTAGCAGTTTTATAATAAACAAAACATATTGGTGCTGTAGCGTTATTGCTTAATAATGTCCATCCTGATGGAGTTGATACAGTTGTACCTGTAATGGCAATTATTAATAAATCACCAGCCGCATAACCAGTAGGCACAGTAACAGTTGGGTTTGTTCCTGAAGCTACTGTACCAGCCGCTACAAATGAAATAGCCATCTTATGCTACCGCCACGCAACGCCAAACGCTAGAAGCAGCGTTCCATACAAAACCTACATCAAGACGATTTGTAGTAACAGTGGTCGTAGGAAGGGCTACAGTAGAGGCTTCAAATTTTGCACCCCAAAGAATTGTCCTTGCAGCCGTACCTACAATGTAAATCCATAACTTTTGACCATCTGTAGGTGTACCAGACAAGTTAGTAGTAAATGATGTAATGTTAACCGCTTGCGCCGTTAAACCATACATATCCACGTTATCAGTGTTTATGGTAGGTGTTGCACTAGAAGTAGTGGTTGATACTCTAGGTGTTACACGTTTGTTAGTAAGTGTTTCAGTACCATTAATAGTGGCTAATGTTCCACTTGTTGGCAAGGTTATAGCGGTTGTTCCAGAAACAGTTAGTGTTGTTCCAAAAGCACCAGAAATTGTAAGCGTGCTTGATGCGTTATTTGCAACACCTGTACCGCCTTGTGCAGGAGTAACTGCGGCATTGGTTGTGAGAATTGTTGTTGTTGCATCTGGTAAGGTGTATGTTTTTTCTGCTGTAGTTGCACCACTAAACTTAGTAAAACCATTACCAGTACCACCATAAGTAGACGCAATAATTTGAGTCAGTGCAGCAGAGCCATCAAAACTATTACCGTAGATAGCACGAGCAGTAGTAAGAGTTGCAGCAGAACCATCGATACTAGTAATACCAGTTAATGACTGTGAAGCAGAAGATCTATTGATAGCAATCGAAGTTGTACCAAGATAGAATGTTTGATTGTTTAACGCAACAGTACCAGTTGTGCTTGGTAGAGTAATTGTAGTTGAATCAGTACCAGCAAGAGTGATTGTATTATTAACAGTGAATGTTTTACCATCAGCAACAGCAAGAGTTGAACCAGTTGTTGGAGCAGTAATTGTTACTTTGTTAATAGATGTAGCAGAAGCAACCCCAAGAGTAGGTGTTGTTAATATTGGGCTAGTAAGAGTTTTGTTAGTTAATGTATCAGTCGTTGCTCGACCAACTAGCGTATCTGTTGCAGCTGGTAGAGTTAGAGTAGTAGTCCCTGCAACAGCAGTGGCTAGGACAGTAGTTGTCCCTGATGTTGAGCCATTAAAAATTGCAGATGTTCCCAACGATAAAGTTGTATCTATAGTTGCTGATCCGTATATTCTTGTGCCAGATAGTAGTTTAGCCATAGTTTTCTATTTAGGTAGGTTTAACATATTCATCAAAATATCCAGTAACTTGGATTTTTCCAGTTGATGTTTCTTTTTTGACTAAACCTCCACCAGCCCCTTGTAATGTATACTCATCAAACTCACTAGAGTATAAAAAATTTGGTGTAAGACTAATTGTAGCCTGAGTAACTTCGTCTAACTCTCCAGATATTGATAATACACCTGTTGATGTAATTCTTGATGCTATTACTACACTAGGAGGTGCTGTAAACGTCCAACCTAAATTGTTTGCCCCATTGGTTGAGTGTGTGCCAGCATACCAGGCAGCACCACCTGTGGCGTTTGAATCTCGTATACTTAAATAATCCACACTCACAGTACCTGATGCCATGGATAGATTCCATCTTGTACCATTAGTAACACTCTTCAAAATCCATAGGCTTCCAGAACTTCCCGAAACTGTAAAATTGGACACGGTTTGAGTGGAACCTGCCTCAAAAGATATCGTTTTAACACCTTGAATATAATTTGTAGTGATGGTATTAAAAGTGTTGTTGCCAGTAATCGCTGAGACCTTACCCGTAATTGTTAAATTATAATAGGTGTATCCCATACCACAGAAAAAAGCGCCATATCCTGAGGTCCTACCGCCCATTTGTATAGTTGATGTTCCGGGATTTATAGTAATGGTGCCATCAGTTATTGGACTGCCAAAATTAATGTTCCAACCAAATGCATTGCCATCATCCCAAAGTTGCCAAGTTCCCGAACCCATGTTTATGGTGATGGAATTACCTGCGCCAGGATCAAAGATGTTGAAATCCATTGTTTGTATATTAAAATTATTTGCATTAAATGTGCTATTAGCAGCTACATAGAATGTGAAACTAGCACCTGAATTGCTGTCTGGTTGAATACACAGGTTATCTCCCAGTGTGGTAGTTGTAGCAGTTGTACCATCTCCAACTGTTAAACCACTTATTGTTTTTCCTACAGACGTAAGTGTGCCTGTGCCTATCATGTTAACACCAAATCCTGACCCGCCAGATGACCCTCCATAAGGAGTTAGAAAATATGTTCCACCACTGGACAATGTAACATTGCCATAAACATTGAAACCCAGTCCGTCAAAAAAGGCAGGTATTGAATTCAATGTTCCAGTGAAACCTGTGCAGTCTAAAGAAGCACATTCCACTGCACTGCCAGAAATAGTAAAACCAATTATAATTAATCCTGACCCTGAATTTGAATCCAAAAAGACTGCATCTGCGGCAGTTGGTATACTGGCACCACCTGACCCACCAGAAGAAGTGCTCCAATGACTTGAGCTACTTCCATCCCATGTACCTGCGCCACCTACCCAATATCTATTAGCCATTTAATTTATTACCCAAAAATTGTATCTAAACTATTTGTAGTAGCATTATATACTTGATATACTGCGCTTACGTTACTTGCGTTTACGAAACCAACTTTACTTCCTGAACCTACATAAATGTTACCAACAACACCCAATCCACCACCAAGTTTTAATGAACCAGTAGTGCTAGATGTAGAAGCTGTTGTATCAGAAAGAGTTGGAGCACCTGTAAAAGTGCCAGACAATGCACCGCTATTAATAGTTGGAGATGTTAATGTTAATCCAGCAAATGTAGTTACTGTTGCGCCTAAAGAAACTGCTGTTGAACCAATAGTAACAGAACTGTTGGTCAACATGGTATTTGTTATAGAACTGGCACCCAACAAACCAGTAATATCTGCTTGAGCAACTGCCACAGTTCCAGTTACTAATCCCTTAGTGTTGGTAGTAATTTTCTTAAATGTGCCAGTACCAGAGTCAGTGATAGTTGCTAGTGTTAATGCGATAGTTCCAGTGTTTAACGCAGTTGCTGGAGCAGTAGCATCACCAGTAACAGCAAGTGTTTGCGTATATACAAGTTGTTTATCATTCGTTACATTACCTAAACCAACATCTGTGGATGTTAAAGTAACTACACCAGTTTTACCAGCGACAGAATCAACTGCTCCGCTGGTAATATAAACATAAACAGAACCTGACCATCTATATGCTTTACTTGTATCTATGGCAATATAGATCTTTCCTGTTTCGCCAGTCGCAGGGAATGCTGCAAGGTTTGCATATTCAAGAACATCATCAACATATGATGGCAAGTACGTAGAAGAAATTTTAGAAGTAGCATCAAGTGGCGCAACACCATTGGCAGCACCAACTAATGATGACGCAACACGAGCAGTAGAGTCAACTGCGTTAATCGTAATATTAGCAGATCCATCAAATGAAACACCATTAATGGTACGAGCAGTTTGTAATATAGTTGCTGATCCAGCATTGCCAGTAACAGTTGTTTGAGCGGTAGAACTAATTACACCGCTGGCAATAGTGATTGTTGTACCATCAACTTTAACACCGCCAAGAACTGTTGTTGATGAGGTTGGTAGTGAGTAAGCATTAGGTATGTTTGTTAGATCATTATAACTACCAGAGAACAGAGTTGGTTTACCAGTTAGACTAGCGTATGCTCCATCAAACAATGTTGGCTTGTTGGTTAAGTCATTATAACTTCCACTGAACAATGCTGGTTTGTTTAGTATCTGTGCTAGTCCAGAACTGGCATTCCAATCACTATTAACTTGTGCGGCAGGTATTGTTGGCTTGTTAGTTAAATCAGTATAACTTCCACTGAATGGTGCGGCTACACTGATAACACCTGCGTTGATAGTTATATTGCTACCAATCTTTACTCCACCTAATATTGTGTCAGTTGCTGTTGGTAAAGTATAAGCACTGGGTATTGTTGGCTTGTCAGTTAAGTCAGTATAACTACCTGAGAACAATGTAGGTTTGCCAGTTAGACTAGCGTATGCTCCATCAAACAATGTTGGTTTACCAGTTAGACTAGCGTATGCTCCATCAAACAATGTTGGTTTACCAGTTAGACTAGCGTATGCTCCATCAAACAATGTTGGTTTGTTTTTAATAAAACTTTTTAAAGTGTTGTCAGTAACATTCCAATCAGATTGTATCTGAGCAACACCACCTGAACCACCACTTACTGCAGAGAATTCAAACTTTTTACTTGTACCATTGTACCCAAGATAATATCCATCTTGAATAGTAGAACGATCGATGTCGTCAAGATATCTTAGGTTTACTTCACCAGATCCTGGACCTGTGGCAGCAATGCGTCCGATTGCTTGCTCTAAAAATTTAAGTTTCTTTTGAATGCCAGTAATGTTGGGATCTACTGGTTGTGGTGCTGGCTGTTGAAAAGAATCTTTATTGACTACTTCTTTTTCAACAATTACTTCTTTTTCAACAATTACTTCTTTTTCAACAATTACTTTTTTAACAGGTTGTTTCTTTTCAACAAACAACTCCATCATTTCACCAATATCATTATTGGCTTTGAGACTTTCTTTAACAGCTTTTAATGCTTTTCCTGCAGGTGTTTTTTCTTGTTCTTCTTTGAGTTTACGTTTCTCTTCAGCAGCAGCTTTGAATAGCGTAGAAAGATTTACTGGCTGTTCTGGCTCTGACTTTTGTTGTAGCAAAAGTTCTTCCTGCTCTTTGAGTTTACGTTTCTCTTCAGCAGCAGCTTTAAATAGATCACCAAGATCAGTCATATCATTATACTGCTGTAAAGGTAGTCGTCAATGGCACCAAGGTAATTGCAGTTGAGATCTTGTTGGTTGTTCCATATTGGAAAATTGGTCCAGAATATAATACCACATTACCAGCAACCCCATTGATAGCACGATTAGTTGCCTGCGCAGCTGGTACGTTAAATGTACACACACCAAACTGCATGGTTGCTGAGCCACTCATTGAGACGCCATAGGTATTGGCACCTGTGCCAGTGTTAGTAATAATACATACACCCATACCCCACTGTACCGTTCCACTTAGAGTAACCACAGCACCTGTGTTGGCTTCTACTCCACATCTTAGCATATTGCCTGTAGAATCATTTGCCATATTAAGCACTTGTCCTATGCCATTGGTTTCCAGATTGCTTATGCTACAGAATCCACGCTGAATGTCTATTAGATATACGGAACCACTGGCTCTAGCCATGGTACAATCATACATTTCCACTCTGCTGCCAGTGCCAGTATTATCCGCATAAACACAACTCTTGGTAGCATTGCTTTGATAGCAGTACACATCGTCTAGGTAAAGTTTTGATGGATTGGCGCCAGTCACTTGAATAGCATGATTTGTACTGTTGGGGTTGACAGCAACATTAAACAAACCAAATCTATTGACGTTTATGGCGTTTGCGCTGGAGTCTGCTGGGGTAATAGTAACATACCCATTAATCCAGATTGGTACGTGTCCAGCATCAGGAGTAGCAGCACCGATAAAAATATTTCCACGAGTCAGTGCCACGTTTTCTGTAGTTGAACTCAGTAGTTGAATAAACTGTGGGTTACTAACAACAGCACCACTGATACTGATTGTTAAAGTGTTAGCAGCAATTCTTGCTTCAATATATGCTAAAGCAGCAGTAATAGTTTTAAATGGTTTGGCTACACTTCCATCTGATGTGTAAGTATCAGTTCTACTTGGATCAACAAGCCAATAGTTATTTGGTGGAACAACTGCGCCAAGTACATAGTTCTTTAATGCTAATGCTGTTAATTTTTTATTAACACTGCTTTCTACTACTGGAAAAGTTGTTGCATCAGTGGCTGCTGCCAACGATGTCATTGCTGATATTTTTATTTGTGTCATTTTAGTGTCCCATTCCTTTGCGGACATCATTATACATCTCCGCTTTGTGTGCGTCGCTCATTTTGCTAGGTGCGCCAGCATGGAATTCTTTCTGATTGCCAGCTGCAGCATGAGCACGCATTTTACTTGCGGACATGCCACTAGTACCCTCTGCGTCTGGATCACGAGCACCAGAAGAATGAACAGTTATAGATTTGAAATTATAGTGGCCATGAGCAGAATCTTTACCATTATATTTGTGAAGAAGATTATGCATTTCTTCTTTACGATCAGAACCAGCAACTACATGTAGATGTTGAGCACCAGCAGCATGAGCAGCTGCTGCGTGATGAAGAATTGTTGGTTTATCTTTACTTGCAGCAGAAACATTTGTTCCAGGAAAGGCACGACCAGCGTGTTTAACTTTCTGCTCACCAGTCAATGGATTCTTCTTAGCGTCTTGGCTATGAGAAACAACAACACCATGAGTGGCTTTATGTTGTTTCGCAACATCGTGAACCTTGTTAACAACTGCTTCATGACCAGAAGTAATTGGATTCATACGACCAAATGCCAACACGTGGTGTTGTTCACCAGCTTCTTGTAAGTATTGTTTTAATGTTTTCATTAGCAGTGCCACTTTCTTAATGCGAGTGCTTTACGAGTTGGCTCGCCGTTTGGTTTTTTCATTGGACCTTCTACGCCAGACATTCTTGCGCAGAAAGATTTTCTACGATTAGCAGCTTTACTTCCTGGTTTCAATTTACTTGGCTTTGTTGTAACAGCAGTTTGTAAATGACTACCAGGAGTTTGTCTACGATAATGGTCAACACCTTTTTGTGTTAAACCACCAGTAGATGATTTATAACCTTTTGCATCGATAGCATATTCTAGTAATTCTTCATCAGGATAGACTTCCAACCATTCCCAAACAAGTTCTGAATCAACACCATTGGTAGCTGCCATTTCTTCAACAACTTCTTCAATCAAATCGAACTGTGCTTCAACTTCTTCAGTTCTAGTTCTACGACCAGCAAAGTTATGTATACCTCTATCTTTTAATTCAGAACGAGATGCTTCATATTCATAACGATTCTTATGAGCACTTGCTGATGTATTACCAAGAGTTTTAACTTTTTTATCTAAAGTTGAAGTTGCTTGTGTTTTAGCAATTTTGTTTGTTGCTCTATACAAACCAGTATCTCTTTTATCGCTAGTATCATTAGACTTTAGATTTTTATTAACATAAGATTTTAAAGTTTTTGTATCTAACTCAGCAATCTGCTCAAATTCTTCATTCTTTGGCTTCTTGCCAGCTTTTTTGATTGCGATAGCAATTGCTGCTTGCTGGGCAGGATTTGCTGCTTCATTCTGAGAATCTTTTAACGATTTGTCAGTTGGCGCACCTTTACTTCCTGGCTTACGCATCTTCTCACCAGAACCATGTTTGATTCTTTCTTGTTTGGCATGGATATTATCCCACAATCCACGTTTTGCTTCTTCTAAGTATTCTTTGAACGAGATCATTTTATTTCCTTGTCTTTAATAAGTTGGCTCTTGCGAATTCTGATCTATTGACCAATTTAGTTGGTTCATTAGCATGGTGAACAACGTAACCTTCTGGATTAGTTTTCGTACCATTAATAGAATGTTCAACTCCACCACCACCTGAGTGATGCGCATCAAGAGCACCTGTTAATACATGTTTAGCATTAGCAAGATGCCCATGCATCTGCAATAAATTACCATAATGTTCTTTGTGTTTTTCAACGTGAGCAACCTGAGCAGCACCTTCACCAGTATGCGCTTCTTTTGCTTTTGGTGTTGAAACTTTCGCAGCTTTTTTCTCATAATGAGATTGAACATGCTGTTGAAAACCTTTAACGCTTGGTTTCTCGCCAGTACGAACAGTTGAGTTGATATATGTTCCTAGATGACCAGCTTCCCCACTGTGTTGTGGATGGACAGCTGTATACATTGAAGATCCATGTTCTTTATGAATTTTCTCAGCTTCACCCATATGTTGATGGAATTCATCTTGTTTCTTTTTATCGTAAGCAACTTTGCTTGTATCAAGATGAGCCGAAGTCTGGTGAACATCAGGATGTTGATTAAATCCTGCATGACTTGTTAATGGCTTTGCTTGCATTGAATGCATATCTTTACCATGATACTGAGTATGAGTAACAATACCAAACTTTGATTTCTTAGCAGTTTCTGCTTCTGGACCAGAATGGGCGTAAGTAATTGTATTTGGCGTATACGATGCTTTACCATCTTTCGTCGTCACATCGCCTTTTGGATTTGCTTTACTTTTACCACCAGAATGCATCACATCGCCTTGATAGATGCCTTGTTTTGGTGCAACCTTTGGTAGATGTTTTAAAGCAGCATTCATTTTGTCTGCCAATCCTGGAGCATGACCATGATTCGCTTGAACATCTTTTGATGTGTAATTTAATTTTGGTGTTTTGTTGAATGCGGATTTTGTAGCAACAAAGAATTTACCTGACTCTGGATGATGTCCGTAAACGATAGATGGCGATCCATCATATTTTGTTGTTAGATTTGAATCTGATTTACCAGTAGCCATATGCTGGTGGGCTTGTTGTAGCGCACCTTTGGCATGACCATAACCTGCTGCGCCATGGAACAGTGGACGATCCTCAGCGTGGGTAATGTGCTTTAACTTAGCACCTTCTTCGGCTTCTTCTTGAATTACCTGTAAATATTGTTTTAATTTTAACATAAACTTCCTCTATTCCATCTATTTATTATACTATAAAACCGAATAAATGTCAAGCATACCCCTACGGACAGTAGGGTTATTATACACCCTTGACTACAATATACAAAGAGCTGTCAGCACTTACCTTTTTGGAACTATAATAACAAAATGTCATATTTTCTTTAAATTTTGCTGGTGTTCCAGCAGCCATCATAAAACTGTAAAGGTAAGATATTAAATTAGCAAATCTGTCTTTTGTTAATTTATCTGCTTTGTCAAATATTGCTTCAGCTTGTTTATAATCTTTTAATGTATTTGATAATCTTGGGAATTTACCAAACATCTGTTTCAACTCAGTTTTTGCTTTAGTATAATCTTGAGATGTTACACCAACACCACTTCTTACATTATACTGATAATTTTTTTGTACATGTGGTCCATATTGTTTAGCATCAACAGCACCAAGTTGATAACCTGCGCCAATAAATCTACCTTCTAATGATACATTCAATGTTGTTGCGGATGCTTTAAAACCACATCTAACAGCAAAACCAGATTTTGTTTGAACAATAAAATTAGCAAAAGTATCTGATAAATCTACTTTAGAAAATGACATATCATATTCTAATTGCTGAGACATAGCATTTGCTGGATCAACAATCTCAACTTTCGCAGATTGATTTGATTCAACTTGCTTCAAAGAGATTGGAATTAAATCTTTCTTTTTGTATGCTGCAGCAATACCATTATTTAATTCTTCAATAGACTTGGCAGCAATTAACTTTTTCATATCAAAAGTTTTTTTAATCATCCACACATCAGCAGGATTCCAGTTGTCGTTTGCTTTACCAGAAAGTTTTCTTCCAACTGTATATAAATCTTTTGTCAAATCTTGCGCTTGTCTCTCGTAAGTATAACCCTTACCAGCTTTCAAAAACTTTTTCAACTCATTAACTTGTTTTACTGCACTCTCATAATACAAACTATCGTAATATGTTTTCTTTGCGCCAAGTTTATCGCGAATAGTGTCCTCTGATAACATTTTATTGTTTTCAAACACACTCTCAAAAAGATACATACTAACAAGTTCTTTAATCTCAGTAAGTTTACCTGTATCACTTTTTGCATTTTCACTAAAATGATTAAATGCAGTATTGATAGAACTCTCTGAACCTTTAATTAGAATTACTTTATTCTTCTCATCTTTAACATACAGTGTCGCAGATCCAGCAGCCAACTCAATAACTGTTGAAATGTCTTTTGTTTTTGCTGATTTTGTAATGGAGAATACAGACTCGCCAAGTTTATACTTTTGAGCAGTAAACTTGCTACCAATCGCAGCAGATATTTTGCTTGCGTCTTTTAGGACAATTTTATGCCCTTCTCCGTATTTTGTGCTTCCTGCAATCGATGCCATAGATATTCCAGTAAAAATTACTGAATATTTAGGTATTCGGCACGCTGTTGATATTTTCTATCCCAGCGTAGGATTTCCTTGTAGAGATACTTGAGAGGATAGTCAAATCCGTCAAACGACTTCTTGATTGCCTTCAATGTAGGTGAGTAGCGTCCTATGCGTTTAGCACGGAGCATTTCGTGAACTGGTTTTTTGAGATTAACTGATCTCATTTCCATAAGAATACAGTGAGAATATGCTTGTATCTCACACCAAGCAGCATAGTATTCTCTATCCTCTTGTTTGTCTGGGTCGTTGCTTTCTCTATGTAGCAACACAAACTCATACTCATTTTCATGGAAAGACCACTGCATGTGGTGAATATACTCATGCATCATGGTGATAATAATTTCAAATTTGAACTTGTCCCATTCTGCGTTGGTGAAGATTCGTGGACGAACTGTAAAGACTTGAATCTTTTCTTCGTCAAAGGCAAACTCGCCTGATACAGTAAAGTCCGAATTTTTGGATCTTTCTGTATACAGGGTTGTTTTATAGTAGCGTGCTAGATAACGCTTCAGATTGATTCCGAGATAGTCATCTCGGTATTTGTCCAACTTGCGCCACAGCTGTGATGGAACAAGTTTGGGCAAATCTACATTCAACAGTTCGGTAAAATTACCATTATAATTGCTTAAGAATTGCCCTTTCATTTTCTGTCTCCTAAAGCATTATTATACTATAAAATACAGGAAATGTCAAGCTACCCGAAGAACTCGTCCAGTCCTTGGGTTGTTGGTGCTTCGAAATGTTCATCGAACATATTTCTTGCATTTCTGGGGATATTTGGATCATAATTCGACTTCGTCTTGAGTTCGTTTAGGAAACCTGTAGTTCTACCCATAGCCAAGTCGATGTAGTGCTGAGCAACTACTTTTCGATCAAATTGTTTAATCAATTCGTAGTTATTTAGCTGAATCTGTCTGTAGTCTTGTTCGCGCATGAAACAATAGTTAGCGATCGCTTCGCCATATTCTTTTGGTGTAAAATCCTTTTTGAGCATACAGTAGTTAACACCTGCCTTCAAAACAGTTCCCATACCCTCATCGTTGTTGGAAACCCCATAATTTACAGCGATGGGCACAGTCCCGATGCGCATAGCATCAATGACAACCCTATTGAAATGCTCACCAAAAGTGTTAGACCAGCTAGGATCAACAAGAAATTTAGAAGTTGCCAAAATTTCGTCACGTTTTGCTCCAGAAATAAAACCAAGATATTGAAAATTGCCTGAATTTTCAGCATTCTCCCAAATACGTTTACCTTCTCTATCTGGTGTAACATCTGGATCATACTGAGAAGTCGCAAAATATTCTTCTTTACATTTATCTTTGGACATCATATATGCTGCTTCAATACCATATCCACCAACCAGTGTTTTTACATCTTTCATGTAAGGAACAGCACGAACCAAATCATCGACACGTTTCCAACGCTTAAATGTTTGGATAGATAAAATCTTATTTTCACGCTGATTGAATGGTGGTGTTTCAGGAATACCAGCAATGTCTTGTGGGTTTAAAATCAAGGCACGTGGTACGTCCATAAAATCAGCTGAGTCATATGCTGCTGGATGTACACAAGCCAAACCAGCAAAGTGTTTCTCAAACAAAACAATCCAAGGATATAACTTTTTAAGATTAGCATCATGAATAATTGGAACCTGCTTTGATGTAATTTGTTCAATCATCGGCAGCCATTCTAGATACTGCTCAGTGTCTTTATTTTTAAAACCAAAAATAGACTGCCAAATAACCAAGTCGTGTTTGTTAGCATCTTCAACAAACTGATCAATAGACTCTTTAACTTTATACGAATAGTATGGAGCAATCCAGCCATCGCCTTGATGAACAGGATAACCTGTACCGATACCAATTTCGTAGCCTTCTTTTAACTCAGAAGGAATTTCAACTGGCTTCACTTGTTTATTTGGTTTAAGATAAGCAAATGTTACCTCATGACCAATTTCTTTCAATCCTGCTACGAGATGTTCACAGTGATTGATAATACCTCCAAAGTTGTTGAAGGTGTGCATTACCATCATAATCTTCATAGTGTTTTCCTTAGTTCATAACTTTTATGTTGTTGTTCAAGCCACTCTTGTGCTTCTATTTCGCTGTCAAAATATGGACTCACCAAATTACGATAAGTTCTATTGATCCAAAAATAAGTATAGGTGTGCATACCAACGTCCCTATACTTAATTAGTTCCATGCCATCAAGTCCAGAGTCCATGGCGCACCTTGATAAGTCGTATCATCATTTCTTCGTCTTCAGTCTCATACGCTTGTTCAATTTTATGACACTCATCAAGCATTTTAGAAACTCTTTCTTTTTCTTCTGGTGTTTTTTCTTCACGACCCATAAAGCCATATGGTTCGCCATCTTCATCGCGATCGTTTCTACGCTCATCGCAGTAAGCAGACCATCCTGATGCTTCGTGAGGATCAACACGTTTTGGTCTTTCAATTGTCCACCAATTATATAGATCTAGAATTTCTTGTGCTTTAATTGCTTGGTGAGTTGGTTTACCATAATCAGGACTATCTTTCTCTACCCACTGTTCATCATGAACCAACTTACGTTGCCATTCTAAATTAGCAAGACCACATTCAGGTTTGCGCCATGTGCGCCAGCGGAACCATCCCCAAGCCCACCATGGTGCAACAAATTTCTTACGAGCATCTTCATCCCATGCTACATGCCACCATGCTAATTCAATTTCAACAAAATCGACAAGTTCATTAAACAAACAAGGAAGAAACCTATTACCCACGTCACACCAACTACCAGGACTGATATCACGAGCATGGGCAGTAAGAGAATGAGTGCGAGTAACAAATCTATTGTTAATATAATATTTGAGAGCATAAAGTTTGTCCACTGGATAAAAGATTGTTTTTTGAATAATATCAAGTCCTTCTTCTGCCAACCAGTAGCGGAAAGGATGTGACTTTTTTGCTTGCTTGTTCCATTTGTGCCAACCTTCGCTGGTTTCAGCAGTTGGTTTCATTGTGCCACGAAGCCAGTCGGCAAACTTAGAACATGTCCAATAATTGTTTCTCATAATTACTCCAAAAGTATATTATACTATGTATTTGAGTTTTTGTCAAGCAAAGAATTCATCTAAGTCAGCGTTATTTGCTGCTGGGTGATACTTAGCAACCATCGCATCGCCATTTGGTTGTTTACGAAGATAGTCATACCATTCTTCATCATCCCACATTCCTGGACTTACGCCATTCCAAAGTTTCTTCCACAACTTATGTTCTTTATTTAGACGACGTGATTCAACATACTCATAACGAGCATTCTCATATTCCCAACTACCAAGTTGCATCATATTTTCACGAAGATAAACAACAAGAGAAATACGCTCTGAACCTTCTTCACAAACAATCGGTGTGTTACCATGGATGACTTCATGATTGTTTACCAATAACAAATCTCCTGGACGAACATTAACAGCAGTGCGAATCTCTGGGAAAATTAAATAACCACCTGTATATTTACCATCATTAGACAATGTCAACAGATTAGACATACCTTCAGTAAAATCACCAGCATCACGATGAGCAGCTGTACGGAATGTTTTATTAACTGTTACTGTAGTAAATGGTGTTGCCTCAATAACAAATTTCTGATCAATCTTATCAGTTGCTGTTTTCTGATTAGCATAACGCTGTGGTAGTAGTGTTTTAAAACCACGTGCCAATGATTGTAGAAATGGATATGCCATTCTAAACTTCTCAGGATTATCTCGAGTATAAGTTGTCGCACGACCAAAAGGAATTCTAGGATAACGATCAAACCAACCTGCGATACCAGAATCAACTGGATTACCATAAGATGTTTCACTAATCATAGTCATAACTTCTTCTGTTGCTTTCGCACGTTCTTCTGGATTGAGTTTGATGATTGAATCAACCCACTCATCGAAATTAAACTTGTTACGGAAACGTGAGATAACCCAAACATTATTTTTACCAGAACCCAATGCTTTCAAACGTGATTCTTGCGTTGGATACTTTTCTCTAATTGTGGTAATAACATCATCATCAGACAATCGAGCAAAACGAGCAGACAGCAACTCACTAATCATTTCTTCTTGATAGTTAGTAACCCACTCACGTCCTTCGCCTGTGACAGAAGTTCCTGCTTTGATACCAGAAGCAAGTCCACGATTTTCAGTACGAACTGCTGCTTCACGCAATCCAACATATGCTTGTTCCTGTTCTTCTTTGGTGAAGAAGTTCTTACGGAATTTAAAAGCGATCTTTGCTTCGCTGTGTGGATTGTCGTCTTCATGATCAGGTGGCAAATAGAAATCAGTATCTTCCTCAACCAAAAGATCATAATGAGATTCATCTACGAACATACCAAGTAAATGTTCTGAATCGTGAATTTTATCTGCTACAATAATTTTTGTCATACCTTAAATCCCTCAAAATTGTTTTCTTTCATTCTTTTGCCAAACTTAGACTGATCAAACAAAGGTGTGTCATCATCAACAGTTCCCTGTCCTGCGATATTCATTTGAGCACTCATCTCAACATCATACAATCTCATTTGCTTTCTATCAATACCAATAACAAAACGCTTGAAATAATTTGGATCTGAATAACGATTCTTCAACTGTTTTACCATAACCTGATTCATCTGATCCAACTCTTCAGTCGCAATTAACGCAACCATCAAATCAGCAGTTGCTGGCAAACCAAACGATTCTGAAGTATCCTCAAGTCCTGGATCTGTGTTAGCATATCCAGAACGAGTCGTTTGTGTTGCGGAAACAATTGGCACTTTATATTCACCAGCCAAACCACGCAACTCTTCAGCAATCGACTTAATATATGTATAAGAGTTTACATTGGCTCCCATACGAATTCTTTGAGAAGAACAAATGTTCAAGTAATCAATGTAAATAATATCTGGTTTGAAATTACGTTTCATCTTAAGTTCTTCAATCAATGCTCGGAAATGACCAGAATGAGCAGAAGAAGTTGGATATTCTTTAACAATGAATTTACCTTGTGTTTTGTTACGGACTTTCTCAAGTCTAGCATCAAATACACGTTTCTCAACCATAGGAATTGATTCAATTGACAACTCAAGTAAGTTCGCATCAATACGCTCAGCAATCTTTTCTTCAGCCATCTCCATAGTTATGTATAATACATTTTTACCAGTCAACAAATTAGCAGCAGCAAAATGACACATCGCCAAAGATTTACCAACACCTGTACCTGCCAAAATAATGTTGAGGGTTTTCTTACTCAAACCACCATTCGTGATTTTGTTAAGGATCTCCAAGTCGAAAGGAATTTTCTCTTCAACTCTGTGATAAAAATCATACCTCGCATCTGAGTCATCAAGATAGTCATGTCCAACATGTGAGTCGAATGTGACACCCAACGCTTTAGACAATAAATCTGGGATCGCATCTTGTGTTCTAATCTTATCTTTACCATCAATAATTTTAATTGAATCGATAATCGCATTATAAACAGCCTTGTCTTTACAAAACTTTTCAGTAGAAGTTGTGATCCAATCAATGTGAGTTTTCTCAGAATTGGTTGAATCGAGAATCTCATTCGCAAGTCTAACTTGATCTTCAGTTACATCGGTGCGATTTGAGATTTCAATTTTCAATACATCTTTTGTTGGTGCTTCATTATATGTGACAAAGAATTTTGTTATCTCTTCAAAAACTACTCTGTCAGTTCTATCGGTAAAATATTCTGGCTGAAGGAAAGGCATAACCTTTCTTGAATATTCTTCATGACACAATAAATTACCGAAGATTTGGTCTTCAATTCGCATCTACTTCTTCCTCTATCTCTTGTGGGGTATCTTCTTCACTACCATAATTATACTTGCTTTTGCAGTATTTGTCAAGTTGTTTCAAGATATCTTCGGAGAAAAATTCAGAAGGATTATTTGCGATATTTTTGCCGAACACTTTACGTCCATCGTGGACTTCAATTCGACCACCTTGGGATTTCCAAATTCCTGCCTCAATCGCAAGATCAGCAAGTCCGTGGTATCGGTCAAGACCTTTGGTAAATGAAAGTTTAGTTTCGACCATGGATTTCTCGCGAGTGAAGCGAGATTTTTCCAGTTTACATTTTATAATATTACCAACCACTTCGGTGCCGTCTTTATCTTGCGATTTTGACAGAAACACAATAGTAGATGCTGCGTACTTAAGACCATCGCCACCACCCATAGTTTTCGTTGGCATATACGCACCAACAACAGCATAGGTATGATTAGTAACAACCATAGCAACATCCAACTTTGATAGTTTCAATGATAGAACACGAAATGCTCCACGAATTAACTGAGCACGTGTCATATCACGAGTATCTTTACCTTCAAGTGTATCTTCCATCTCTTTAGAAGTTGAGAGCATACCCAATGAATCAAGAAAGAACATCAATGGTGGACGATCTTTCTTTGGTGTTTTTTCATAAGCATCTAAAACTTTAGTAGCTTGAGTGCGGAATTCTTGAATCGTAGAAACAGGAACAATCATGAAACGCTTGGTATCAATACCACGATCAACCAACATATCTTTGTTCAGTGCTCCTTCTGTTTCAAAGTATATAACTCCAGCCTGTTCATTAGTTCGTAGAAAATTGTTCGCAATGCCAATAGCATAAAATGTTTTTCCTGTGGAAGACTCACCAGCCAGAGCTGTAACTTTGTTGCCAGGAAGACCACCATAGATGCTACCGCTGACAAGAGCATTAAGGGAATAAGAACCAGTGTCGATAAAACTACTAGTATCACCAACCACACCATCATCAGCAAGTCCCGCATATTCATTATCAAGTTCCTTTACGATATTCTTTAAAAAACTCATTCTTGTGTCTCCTTATTTGGTACCAATTTAACTTCAGCAGTAATCATCTGTAAATATTCAGCGATGCATACTAAACAGTAGTGTTCATCCTCAATCCCAAACTCTGGCATGTTTACACGAATCGTGTATTCACCAATCTCACCATGTTTATCACAAACAACTTTTGGTGGTGTCTTGAGATCAATTTCTTCTGTTTTTACATCTTTAAATTTGACATCTTGGATGTCTGGAAATTCTTGTGTCATATTAAACTCCTTATTTCAGTATTATACTATATTCCGTATTAAAAATCAAATAATTAAAAGAATTCTGCCAAGTCATTCTTTTCGTCAACAGACCAGCCAATCGAATTCATAATTGCGGAAAGTGGGTCAAGGAAAACTTTTTCAAATTGTTTTTCATAATCTACGTATTTATGTAGGTCTAACTGTTTGGGTAATGTTGTAGTAAACGCAATAACATCTTCACGAATAGTATTTGGTTCACGAAGATAGATAAATTTAATTCTATCGCCTTCACGAATCGGTTGGTATAATTCTGTTAACCCAAGTTCCTTAATGTGATGATTGAACATCAACGCACCTCGAACATGAATCGGTGTTGATTTGCGATAAATCGAACCAGAATCAGAATACTCTTTCAAATTGTTTACGCTTCGTGGGAATGCGATATCTTCAATCGGTAACCCATAAAACTCTTTTCTAAAATCAACAATAAATTTACGTAATTGAATCTCATCACCAGCAATCAAAATCTTCATTGAATCTTTTAATTTACCACGAACTACCATAGGGGTTGACGACTTAACCATCTCAAGACCCATGATTTTCATTTTGGGTTCAGCATATTGAACACCCTCAGAATTGTGTACGTTAAGAACATAACGCTTCTTCGCAGTCCACACACCCTTGTCGGCAATAACTTCACGCTTCATAATCATTTTCTGAGAGAATGCGTTTTGTCTTTGAGCCAAGTCAGAATAACACTTATCTATGTATAATTGAATTTTATCTTCACAAATCTTATCAATATATTCAACAACTTTTGTTTTATCTTTCTGTTGTTCTTTCGTGAATACTTTATCAACAAGTGGACCAAATCGTAGATATACAGAGTCAGTGTCAACAGCAATTACATAATCTTCTTTTTCAGTCTTGAGTAATTTGTTGAAGTATTCATTAAATTTCTTTTCCATCCAACGAATAGACAACTGACCACTCAACGTGATACCTTCAGACATGCGTTTGTCATAATATCGGAAATATTGATTAGCCAACGCACCATAAGCTGAGTTCAACGCAATCTTAAGAGCCATCTGAAGATTATTCAATCGAGATATCTCATTTGTTAGAGATTCGTCTTTTGTGTTTTCATATTCTTGTTGAATCTTCAACATTTGTTTCTTTGCTTTACTGCGATTGATGTACATAGTTTCCATCAACTCAGGCAAGAAACCTTTGATGTCTTTACGGTAACACCAACCATTCGCAGTACAAGATAAATCTAAATCATGAAAACCACCAGTTTCTTCATGCTCAAGGAAATACCCAACACCACCAACGTGTTTATAACCTGCGTCCATTGTTTCAGGACTAATGTTATATTGCATAATCAAATGAGGATATAGACTGTTCAAGTCAAAAGAAACAACCCAGTTATGCATACCAACAAGTGGTTCTTTAACATAAGCACCTTCAATAACAGAATCTTTATCATTGTGTTGTTTGTTTGGAATCACAATCTTTTTAGAACGCAAATGATTATAGATGATTGTATCCCACATTCTAACTTGAGAGAACACATCCTCATAGTTTACCTTTGCGTTATACGCCATAACCATAGCCAATTCAATCAACTTCATCTTGTCTTCAAGTTTATCAACAAGCACAGTATCATGAATGTTATAATCAACAAACTTCTTCCATCCGTAGGTATAGAAATCTTTGAAAGTATCGTATTCAGAATAATCTAATTTGTTTTCACCAAGTTCAACAAACGCAATGTGATCCAACTTGTATGATTCTTGCATTGAGTAAGTAAACTTTTTATACAAGTCAATATAATCAAGAGCAGAAATACCTGCGATGTCATATGAGATTTCTTCAGATCCCTTAACATGAATCCTACGTTCGTTTATAATACCCCATGGGGATAGTTGCTTAGCATGAGATTCGCCAAGCACATTCATAATCCTGCGTGTTAGATACGGAATATCAAAGAAGTTGATGTTCCAGCCTGTAACGATGTCGGGATAGTTTTCTTTCCAGAAGTCCAGGAAATTCATAAGAAGTGCTCGCTCACTTTCGCAGTGATGAAATCTTACTTCTCTATTTCCTGTGTATGGATTTTTACCAAAGGTATGAATCTCTTTGGTTTTGTTGTCCATAAGTGTGATGAGAAGGATTTCCTCATTAGCAGTTTCTATGTTAGGAAATCCTTCCTCGGTTGTGGTTTCAATATCAATAGAGAAACATTTGATTAGATCTTTATTGAATGTGATGTCAGTAGGATATGTATCTGAGATATACTGGTAAGCAAAGTTTGTGTTACCATATACCATGAATCCTTGAACGTCTTTATAACGATCGATAAATTCTTTTGAGTCGCGAATAGATCCTGGACGAATTGAGTAAACAACCTCACCATCAAGTGTACGGAAAATTTCACCAGCATTTTTACTCTTAGATGATGCGTAGAGTGTTGGCTTGAAATCTATTTTGTCTGTATATTGTTTTCCGTTTTGATATCCACGTACACAAAGTTTGTTTCCCAGAGGGAACACATTTGTATAAAATTCCATTAATTATTTTCCATGTACTAGTTGCATGATGTCATATGCGCAGTCATGCACAGGATGATGTTTAATTACATTTGATCCCTTGTCGAAAGGAATTGTTAAATCACAGTAACCATTTTTTGCTGTTGTTGTTAAACAGTCTAATGCTGTTCTTACATCTCGCCATTGATTATATGGTGCGAGTAACTCTTGACCTGTGACTTTACACAAACTGTCAATCGCCATTTGATCTAGTGAACCACGTGCCCAAAATGTATTTTTACCTGGATTTCCAATGTAATCACGAAGTCGATTGATGCCTTCGATCGCTTCTAGGTCGTCTTCCTCACTCGGAATGAAACTTACCTTGCGAACGTAGTCATGTTGATTTGACCACCACTCAATGGTAGATTTATCAATCGTACGTTTATACTTAGCTACTTGTTCCTGCACATTAAACTTTACAAACAGTGCTTCGGAGATATAGTCATCGTAGGTTTGTGTTTTATCGTTTGGGTCAAATGCGATAATCGCAGCAGACAATACAACAGTCGTAGACTCTACACCGAGAGTCTCAATATCAAACATATACATCATTTTTCGTTATCCTTATCAATTCGAATTATTCGCACTTCATCATATAGAGTGCCACGTTTCAACATATCTTCCGCTACTTGATCTGCTTCAAGCCAGTTGTCGCAATGTTCTGTTGACATTACCAAACCCTGACGATATGCGACTACTTTAAATTGTGGTACCATTACAAAATCATCCTTTGTAGTTTCAACTTCGCTTCGTGTACTGATTTGAACAAATCTCCGTTGATTTTAATGTTGCGATTATGCTTGATTGCGACAGTAACATTACCAGCAGTGAGTGTGGTAGTGTCAGTTGTCTTTGTTTTTGATACTGTGTTACCAGTAGAGAAGAATAGCGTGTCCATGAGTTCGTCAGAAGCCATTTTACGCAAAAAGTGGTTATTAGCCATACAATACCCCATAATCAAGAATTATAGTATAATTATACCTCGAAACCTATTAAATGTCAAGGGTTTTTCCGAAAAAGACCAAATTGGAGCGATTTTGGACGATTTTTGTGGTTTGGGAGGGGTAAAGGTCGGTCCAGACAGAAAAATCGTCCCTGTAGGGTCTAAAATCGGTCTACAGGGACGTTTTTTTGGGTTTTTAGACCCTATGAGGACCCCTATGAGGACGCTTTTTAGACGTTTCCAAGGGTCAAATACTCTAAAAACATAACACTTTCTTGATATGAACCAAATATTCTAGTAAAATAGTCGCCTGTTACCTCATTATAACCAACAATCATAATCTGCTCATCAAGGTATACAGACGCTTTGATGAACCAATCACCTCTCATCGCAGTTGCGTAAGATATAATACCTTTACCGATGGTGACTTTTTTTATACTCATGCATTTATTTATCAGATGCATGAAGGGAGCCGAAGCTCCCTTGTTTTTATTTCACTGGTTTTGGTTCAGGTGACTTTTCATTCACCCAATCCCAATCATCATCTGTCATTGGGATCCAGTTGTTCATCTTCCAATACCTCTTGTTATTGCATCCGCACGTGCTTTGCGTGCTTCACCAATTGATTCAAGAATTGATTTGAAAAATGTACCAATTAGTTTAAAGAGTTTCAGTGATCGCATCTTGCTCTTCCTCTGTTAGAAGTTGTTTCTTAGATGCTTTCGCGTCTTTCACTTCAATCTTTTTTGGCTTTTTGTGTTCAGGAATAACACGCTCTAAGAAAATCTTTAGCATGCCATTGAACATTTCCGCATCCTTAATTTCTGTTTGATCATTAAGTGCGAATGTACGAGTAAACGCACGATTAGCAATACCTTTGAAGACATAGTCAGAACCATCTTCTGCAGTAGTACCCTTAACAATCAACTTGTCTCCATCAATCTCAATCTCGATGTCTTGCTTAGCAAAGCCAGCAACAGCGATCTCAATGACATACTTGTTCTCGTCTGTCTTCTTGATGTTGTAAGGTGGGTAGTTTGGGATATTTTTTGTTAGATCATCATGTAGTTTTGCTAGTTGATTGAATTGCTCATCAAAACCAACAAACACTCTATCAAAGTCTTGACCGAAAATGGTCGGAATGAATTTATGTACCATAAGTTTTCTCCTATTAAGCGAGTTAGAAAAACCCTCAAGCAATCCCCGAAAGCGATTGAAGAGAGCCATATTAAATACTGGTTACGATTCCAGCGATATCGTGACGCCATATCCGCTTTATGCGATTCGTTACTTAGCGGTCCTAAGGTGAATCCAAATTAGTGGGGGTTCTGGGCTGGTTTCCCCCAACCAGTTTATCCTAGAGTATTACGTCGCGATAGGACTAGGTTCCATCTTTGACGTTCCCATCCCTGAGAATCGTTTAGCGATTGGCTACGTACATTGTAATTTCAAAGCCAAAACGCATTTCCGTTGCAGTAGGTTTAGTCCACATGTTTTCATCTCCGTATATGTCCGATTTGGACAATAATACTTATTGCCCGAAGGCAAATAAATGGCTAATGAAAATCATTAAAATCTACTAACTGTTTTTATTTATATTATCAAACTTCATCAAAGCAAGTTGCCTTGCTAAAAAAAGTCTAAATTTTACATGTGCACTAAGATCTGTATCTGTATCTTCTTGAACAATTTTTGGACGACGATAGGGTGATTGAATATCTAGTTCATCAAACCAATCGTCATCATCGTCATCAATTTCTAAATTACTTAGAAGTTGCTGTTGCTTTCTTTGTGTCCTTGGTAGGTGTAGCTTGACTTTTAGTGGCTGCTTTAGCAGCGTCCTTTTCTTTCTTGGCTTCTACCTTTGCCTTAGCATTTGCAGCTGCTTTCTCTTGAACAGAAGTTGGAGCATGTTTCGCTTCATCTTTCTTAGCAACTGGTTTCTTTGTCTCAGCTTTTTTGGCTGGGGCAGTAGCTGCTGGTTTTGGTTCAGGTGATTTGGCTGGTTGAGCAAATGATACTGTTGCTACTGAAAGTGCTACGATTGCGATAAGATTTTTCATGATTGCGTTTCCTCATTAGTTGAAGTTTGGATTTCCTGCGCTTCTTGGATCGCTTTCCATTGTGGTACAGCTTGATTGCGTAACTTCTCAATTAAGCCACTTACTTTGATGTATGGTTGTTCGCCAAGCGCAGATAACACAAGATCAACCTCATCAACATTAAGATTCAATTTAATAATACTCATAATTTCCTACTCTCCATAGTAATATAACGCTACAGCATTATAATTGGTTGACTTACTTCTTAACTTTTTTCCCAATATTATACTTGGGTACAAGTTCCCATTCGTCTTTCTCTTTGAAAGACAATACTTTAATTTGTGACAATGATGCTTGTGGTTCAGCTTCTGCTGGTTTTATAATTTTCAACAGTCCCCAATCTTGAAGCAACACAGCAACTGTGTTCCTACGTTCAATATCATTGTTTGTTAAATTTGATTCTTTTCCATCCAAAGCAAATAGTTCTTTGAAATGCACCAAGAAATATCTACCCTGTTTGTGTAGAATATGACATGACTGAAACAACTTATGCTCTTTACGTGATGCGATCCCAATACGTGTCAATGTTTCCTTAATCTTAAGGAAATTGTCTGGTTCTGGGAGTGTCACTTCGAGCATACTGTCTGATGTCCAATCATAATAAACAGTTTCAACACTCATTTTCTTCCACCTTTATCCATTTTTCGTTTTATCAGTTGTAACTGTTCTTCTGTCAAAATGTCGAGAACAGTCATTGCTTTACGCTTACTATAATCATAGTATTGCATTACCATTTCCAAGTCATCTGTTTTTGGGACTTTCTCAGCCCATTTACTGAATCGTTTTTTCTTGGTAATTGTATTTAGCAAATACGAAAATTGCCAATCTTTCGGAATGGCACGATGGATATTCATCTGATTGGCTTGAAGTACTGTATCTGGAAAGTACGCCAAACCTCTGTTGATGATGAAAGAGTTATAGTCTTTTTCAGCTTGTGGTTCTTTTATTAGATCCTTGTTTTTGTTGTCGCAGATCGCATTAATAAAATCAAATGGGGTCATGATAACCTCACTTGAATTTACAGTTTGCCATAATCTCTGTCAAAGCAGCAACATTATTAACTTCAATGTCAGCAACGAATGCTGCTTTATACTGATAATCAGCAAGTATCAACACAAGCTGAGGAACAGATTGTCCCTCAACAATATCTGCAGCAGTGTCATAAAGTCTTCGGAATAATACCGAAGTTTCAATGTCGTTGTTTCTAGCAACCCACTTACGTGCTTCAATAAAGTTTTTCTCCTTGAGATAACCAACCAACTCTTTCATGGTTTCATCGGACATGTTGGCCAAAATGCCAGCATCAACTTTACCACTAACACTATATCTTTGAAGTTCGTTAAGAACTCTACGGAAGTCTGGGAAAAATGTTTCTACAACTTTAGCAACAACTTTAGAATCAGATTCTACACCTTCAGATGTTAGAACATCATTAACCCTGCGGAAAAATGATGCTGCGATCTTTGGTTTATCTTTGCTTTCAATCTTAAAGTCTACGACTGCACATCGACTGTGGAGTGGGGCAATGATTCTGTTTTTGAAGTTACATGTAAGGATGAATCGACAGTTGTTTGAAAACTCTTCGATAAAAGCACGCAAGGCTGCTTGTGTGTCTGGCGTAAGATAGTCGGCTTCGTCAAGGATGACGACTTTTGCACCTTCTGCGGTGATACTAACAGACGAGGCAAATTGTTTGATTTTTGTACGTAAGACATCGATTCCTCTTTCTTCAGATCCGTTGATAAACAAATAATCAGCACCCAACTCATTACACAAAGCACGTGCCACTGTAGTTTTACCTACACCAGCACTGCCTGAGAAAATAAAATTGGGCAACTGTCCCTCAGCAATATATTGCTTAAATGTATCTTTGATTTGTTGCGGTAGGATGCAATCATCAATAACTTGTGGGCGATACTTCTCGCACCAGAGAAACTCTTCACGACTCATAATATAATATCCTTAAAATTATTCAGATGTTGAATCAGATTCAACTGCTACATAATATGATAGACTTGTTTTTGCAGATTTAAAACGACAAATTTTCATCTTAGCAATAGAAACATCATATGCTCCTGGAAGCATTTTGAAGTTTTCAATTTTAAGGTTTGCTGTAAAGTTCTTATCAGTTGTACCAACCTCAACTTCAAATTTATTTGTTAGAGGATTTTTCTTATCCACAACAACAGCATTTACTTTGCCATTTGAACCGATGAAAGATACATCAGATACTTTAAGAACACCAGCAGCACGGATCAAGTTTGATAGATCGCCAGCTGAGAGTGAGAAATTGATTTCCGCTTCTGGGAAATTGATTGCCTTGGCAGGTGTCTTCAAAGTAGTTTCTTCCGCAGCACGGTAACTAATTTGATTCTTACCTTCTTTGATTGTTACAGTGTTTCCACTGAAAGATAGATCTGGGTCATTGAACAATGACAATGTGCCAAGAAATTCATTGATATCATAGATACCAAAATTTTGTGGGAATGTTTCAGGAACAATTACTTCCCCAAACACAGTTTTGTTTTCAGTCATCGAATAGATGCTGTTACCTTCACGAAGCAACAGGTTTAAATTGATAGAAGCAAAGTTCTTCAATACCTCTTGCGTTTCTTTACTAATCTTCATTCACGTCTCCTTTAAAAATGATATATCAATATGTATAAAGTATTATACCTATAAAAGTGTTTTGTGTCAAATATATTTACTGTTGGCAGGATGATCTAACGAATGTGGCACATCGAACACAAAGGTAAGACGTTCTTCGTCACCAACTTGTTTCGCAGCATGATACTCTTTATTATTAAACCAAAAGAAAGTTCCTGGCTCAATGATATGTTGCTCATCGCCACATGTGTAAAGATATTTTCCTTGTAGACAAAGATGAAATCTATCACGTGTTTTGTAATATGTTCCATCATCGATGTGAGACAAAACTTCTCCACCAATTGCCAACTTGAAAAATGCTGCTCGGGAATGTTCAGTTATTCCACGCTCGATCAGCCATTTCCTAATCTCAGTGTATTTTGTGTATAGTGGTGTGTTCATTTGTAGTTCTGAGTTCTTAGGATTGTCTCCTTCTTTACGAACTACTGCCATAGTCAAAGGCATAAAGCCATATGGCTTGAGATCGCCAGCAATGTTCTTATAAGAAGACACTGCTTGCCAATCTTGTGGGTTGTCCAATACTTGTTCTAGTATCGAACTAACATCAACATTATAATTCCAAAATTTAAAATTACTCATCTATCTGATAAAACCTTTTTTCTTGTATGGTTTTTTCACCAAGTGTTTTTCTTGGATTAGAACACATAAAACAATCTGGATTTCCACAATCCATAGCGTGATGTTTATTCAATCTATGTGGTTGTTGCAAATACTTGTTTATACCAGATACTGTTGCTATCTTTAACTGTTTTCGTATCTTAACTTCTTTTTGATGGATACGTTTAGAGTGTTGTTCTTTGTCGAGTTCATTTGACATATATCCTCCATAGAGTTAAGTAGTAAAGTTATTTATCAGTGTCCTTTGAGTATTTTACATCATGTTCATATAAAAACATCAAACAACACATTGCATGTGCCAAATGATTTTTATCAGTTTCGGGATCGTTTTGTTCACCATTTTTCCATGCCCATAGATGCCTTTGCATTGCGTCAAAGTATCTACGTTTAGAATCAGGAACATGTTTCCAATTATCTGGTTCGTATTTCTCCGCACCAAATGTCAGAATATCCACAGTTGCTTCTAGAGCAAGTGGAGGCAACAAGCCATATTGAAGTTTACCACCATCAAATTTACGACCACCAGTAGTGGCAGTTTGAGATGCTTTGATATTATCTTGAATCAAGTCTCTAGTTGTTTTACTTCTAGCCATTTGTTTTCTCCATAAATGATGGATCTGGACACTTTCCCAATGTCCAGATCCAGTTACTCAATTAACGTGAGAACATGCCTGTACCAGCAACACGATAAGCGAGAGCGAGCATACGCTTGCTTGGCTTGCCGATGCGATACTTAACAGCAACTGCGCCATTGCTCAATTTTGCTGTGTTGCTATAAACACAATAACCTTGTTCACGCAAGTTACGAACAGCAGAAGCAGGGTGGGCGATACCGAAAGAAGCAGCGATTTGCTTTGCGGTAAATGCTTTACCAGCTTGTAGGTGTTTCAACAAAAGACTTTGCTTTGTCATAATTAATACTCCATAAAATAATGTCACCAAATAAATGGGAAAAGGATGCGCTGGTGACCACACGCATCCATCCCACGAAACTATCTAATTAAGAATTGATATCAGCAATGTCTTGCTTAATACTCTCAAGTTCTTCATCATACCCATCGTCAATCTCAGGAACATCTACGATACCATCGTTAACGATTTGTTCAAACTTTTGTTTTTCTGCATTAGCAGTTTTCTTTGCTTTCGCAGCAACTGCTTCTGGCATTGGCAAAGCAAACACACCACGACCAACCTTGTTAGGTCCAGTCAACCAGTTAGGGAAACCAACTTTCTCCCCACCTTTGGCACGCTTCTCATTCAAAGTCCAGTAGATTGACTCAAGTTCCTTACGGGAAACTGTGCCAGTCTTTTTAACTTCAGGAAATTCACGAACAACTGTATCAACGAAACGCTTTTGCGCTTTTGTTAGATCATTATACTTCAACATAATAATACTCCTTTATCAATTTACAAAAATAATTATACCTGATTTACTATTAAATGTCAAGCACTTTTTCTGTTTCTTCGGAAACAGGTACTTGCTCTGTTACAACAGCAGTTGGTTCCGAAGAAACTTTATCGAACAAGTCCATAAAAGCATCTTTGGTGTGACTGTCAAATCGATTGATAGCCAACTGTACTGCCTTACGCTTGTCCTTATAGATCGCAAAGTTTTTCACAATGTGAACCAAACGACGAGTCGTAATTGTTTCGTCAACACCACCATCCTCGAAGGTGCGACGAATTGCATCAGCCCATTTAATTAGAACCGAAGTAAAATCACCATCTAAACAGTCAAGAGACTTCATCAGATTGGTAACGATTTTCGCTTCAACCTTTTGACCAGGATATTCCTGCTCGAAGACAATAGCGAACCGCTCGAGGAATGCTTCATTCAAGACGTTGGTGCCGATATAGCGACCATCGTCACTGCCTTTACCTTTGGTGTTAGCAGTTGCGATTACATTAAAACCCTTCTGTGGGTATACGATTTCGTTCTTGGCTTTGATGTAAAGTGGCTTACCTTCAAGAACACCCTGCAAACACATAAGCAAGTTTGCGCCACCAGCGTCAATCTCATCAATCAAGATTGGGATACCCTTACGCATCGCAATCACAACTGGACCATCTTCAATAACCACGTTACCTTCAACCAAAGTCTTAGATGCGATCAACTTATCTTCGTCATCAGTTGCGTTCAAGTTAACACGGATAAGAGGTGTCTTTTGTTTTGCACAAATCTGTTCAACCATAGTTGACTTACCATTCCCAGTCGGACCTGTGATATAGATCGGGTGAAACAATTTAGATTTTACAATCGCTTCAACATCAGTGTGGTTACCCCAAGCAACATAATTGCTATCAACGATTGGAGCAGCAACTGTGGCTTCAGTAATATATGTAGGTTTGTTCACAGCATTCTCACCGATTTCTTGTTCAACAACTTTACGGACTGTGTTACCACCAGCAATTGCGTAAAGACCACGACCAACTTTATTGGTCATCAGCCAGTTAGGATACTTAGTAGTACCCAAGGCATTCATCGTGTCAACAATTTGAGCACGACTAACAGTCCCAGTGTCAACAACATCGGGAAACATTTCAAACAATTTAGACTCAAAAACATTTTGTTCCATCACAAACTCCATCATGTAAAATTATATTATACCGCATTTACGAATTAATGTCAAGCATTAACCCTACAACCTGTAGGGGTTTACCAAGACGACTGGTAGTAAAAATCTGCTTTCTCAAAGGCAGGATCAGCAAGGATTTTTCCAATACGTTGAGCAGTATGATCAACATCGCCCATATACCAGTCATCGTATTCAGTTGAGCCAAAGAAGAAACCACTCTTGGTTGGCAACAATTCACGAGCAAGTTTCTTATCTTTAAGAATATCTTGACACAGTTTCATCAAGCTGTCCAACTGTTCACGACTAACACGGTATTCGCCACAATCATCTTCACCATCCTGAACATTGTCAACGAACCACTGATGGATTGCGTTGGCTTTACGCCAGTAGGCTACTTTGAAGATAACTTCTTGCGCACCATAATCATTTTCTTCATCGCCATCGACTCCGAACAAATCATTAATGGAAGCAATCTTATCAGAATCAGCTGGATCGAAATACTTACTCATATATTTCCTTGCTGACAAATACATATCCAAACCCATAATCTAACTCCTTTTATCAATTCAATAGAGTAATTATACTCTAAACCCGAATAAATGTCAAGCACTTTATTGGGATAACCCTACGTCTTGTAGGGTTATTTTTCCCATTTAAAATCAATGACTTACGCAACCGCAGCCACAAACCGATTCAGAAGGATTCGGCTGGTCTTCTTTGCCCCCAAATATTTGCCGAATTTCTTAGCAATTTGGTTCGAAGTCAGATTAGCCATACCCTCATCGAGTTCGGTTTCATCAACTTTGATTGAGTTCGGCAACAAGAACATTTCTGTATGACCAGTCATGGTGATTGGGAAGAACATCTCATCGTTGAAACCCTTACGGATTTTGATAGCCAAGTCATTTTCTTGGTAGCTGTTGGTAGCAATACCATAGCGACCAATTGTGTACATAAGTTCACGACGACCTTTACCAACAACATGATAACCAACAACGCTGGCATCATAACGATCTTGAATCATTTTACAGATAATGTTGGTACAACTATGAGCAGCGTAGGTATACGTTTTCTTTGAAACTTTGTCAGTCAACAGAGTAACAATCTTTGTACGTTTACGTTCACCATCTTCATAAGAATAGTCCATTGTGTTGATCCACTCTGAACCTTTGGATACATCATCAGTAAAGTAAGAAGTAGCACCAGTGGCATCACCATCGGTCAACTTGATGACAGTCAATTTCTCAACTTGGTTAACAGTTTTGAATTCACCGACATAGTTATACAACCACATCATACCTTCGTTGAGCGGAGTGCCATTGAGTTCGTACTTACCACTGAATTTTACATTCTGGTCAATATACTCAGACTCATGACAATAAGGTGAGCGGAAACGACCAGTCGTACTCATTATGTATAGATTTTTACAAGCAGTATTGAATTCACTGTTTGTCATCTTATGGCTGAAGAATTCAATCATCTGAAAATCATGAGTGAAAGTCAGAGTATTTGGCTGAGACATCACTGTATGATCATGCGCACGTTCTTCAGCAGTTTTCTCACAGTTATCGCTGAAGGCAAATACTTCAAATGGAATCTTTAGACGATAGCAGAATGTAACCAAAGAGATCAACTGTTTTACAGTTTCCTCAAGGTAATCTCCCATCGAACCAGACCAGTCGATAGTAAACACCATACCATGTTTCTTACCATCCTTAGTGATTTGAATTTGTTTGAACAAGTCCTCACGGATTTTGTAAGAAGCAAGTTTACGAACATCAAGAACACCAGTCTTAGCAACGCTGGTACGTTTGTAGTCAGACGCAGCTTTCTTCATCTCAAATTCTTTGATGAGATAGTTTACGATACGACTAGTATCAACACGGAATTGATCATAGTTCTTTTCTGAAGTTGTAAACATCTCATAGAATCGTGCCTGTGGATTCTTAAACTGTTTCAACATCATAGTTGTCTCAGCAAGATAAGTTTTGTAAGGAATACGGATGTGTTTCGTTTTGCTTGTATCAGGCAACGACACTTGAATGTACTTGGTTGAAGTATCGGCAGACTCAGCCAGTTTCTCAGCGAATGCGTTTTGAGTAATACTCTCAGTAGCATCATCAGGCAACGATGGCTCGTCGGATTGTTTCACCTCATCAGGTGCTTGGTTACCCTTTACCTTAACTTCTTCCTGTTCTTCATCAGGTGTTTCGTCAGTTTCCTCAGGATCACTGTAGTCAACATCGGATGCCCAGTCGTCATCGTCAAAAGATTCATCTTGCTGTAGTTCAAGTTGTTCTTCCAACAAATCTTTAGCAGCATCTTCTGCTTCCTCTTGTTTCATTTTCTTGTACTCAGAATCATTTTCACGTTCTTTGTGCTTACGCTCATTTTCACGTTTGATGAATTCATAGATTGCGTTACCAAGAGAAACCACATTGTCGATGGACTCAAGTTTCTCAGCACGTTCGACAAGATATTTCTCAGCGACAGAGAATCGCACACCAGATTTGAAACCAACTTTGAACCAAAGATTGATACGATCAATCAAACTCAATTGAGTTACATCGCGACGACTCACATTAAAGAAATCCAATTCATTCAACTCAGCGTAACCCAAGTTGAAAGTTTTACGCAGTCCTGGATACTTACGCTTCATCAATTTCTCGATGCGAGCATCTTCTAAAATGTTAAGAATAGCAAAGGGAACAGAGGATTTTTGTGCTTTCTCAGCAAACAGTTTTTCATCGGTATAGATAGCATGACCAACTTCGTGGGCTTTCAGCATTTCCTCAATTTGAGGTGTCATGTTTTGCCACATTGGCAATGTTAAAATTCGATTCCTAACATCAAACGAAGCAGTCTTAACAGGTGCTCGGTTGATGAGTAAGTTTTCCTGAGCCAACAGGCGAGTGGATAAGTCGTTCGTAATTTCAGTCATCGTTTTCTCCAATTTATAGAGTAATTATACACTATTTCGGAATAAATGTCAATACCCCTGCAAAGTCTTATCTGCAGGGGTTTGAATAACCCTACTGTTCGGAGGGTTATAGTGCACGCCAGTCGTAGAAGGTTTCGACTTTCTTGGTCAGCACAGCCTCAGCCTGTGAGTTGCGGAAGATGTAGCGACCTTCCTGTGGGAATACTTGATATAAGTCATTTGGTTTAAATGTCAAGTCAATCCAGCGATCTCCATCCTCATCGTCATCAATAGCAGCAGTAAGAGCAGGAGCCAGAGTAGATTTGATTTTACCTTTGGTTCCCTTTACTACAGGTTTTGTTTTCTTAGACTTGAAGAAGAAAGAGAAACACACATCATCATTGAGAGGATTACCTTTCCACTCATCGCGACGTAGTTCAGTAATTTTCTCACCCTCAAATGTAACTTCAACAGAATACTTTGAACCTGAGTCAAACTCTGGCTTGGCATTCAGAATACGCAGGGCATCGGCTGGTGATTCATCATAGCGATTCATCTCCTCAACCAGTGCCTTCAACATGTCAAAATTAAACTGATCGAACATAGATGCGATCGTGCAGATTTTCTCAATGTATTGTTTAGCATTAAGATTATCTTGGCAGTACTCAATGATGAAGGCATGGTCTAAACCTTTGTAGTCGATCATGTAGTACAGGCGACCAGGACGATTGCGCATATGAGAGTTGATGCGCCACTTGTCATTACAAGTTAGAACAAACAGTTTCTTGGTAGGAAACACACCATCCATCAAAGTCAGAACAGCTTCCTGAGTTTCTTCACCATAAACTTTCTCAAACTCATCAAACATAATGATGGCTGGCTGGTTGATGTCTTGAATCAACTTGTTAAATTTATCACCATGCCAATCGGTGTTGATGATAATAGTAGGAATACCTTTGTTACCAGCTTCGATAGACAGAGTCTTAGCAAGCAAAGTTTTACCTGAACCTTTCTCACCATTCAGAAGCACACCTGTTGACATCTCACGTGAGTCAAATGTGTTGAGAATGCGATCTGCGTTCTTCAGCGCATCACCATAAACTTTCTTGATTGGTTTAAATTGTTCGACTTCCTCAAGGAAGAAGTTCTCGAACGGATCGATCTTTACGATGTAGTTTCCAGCAGGAAGAAACTCATGGACTTCGATGGCTTTGTCATCGGCAACACGGAACGTATTACCATTACGAAAAAAATGTGACATTGTAACTCCTTGATGAATGTCAGCTTCAAAATTATATTATACCTGCTAAGTCCTTATTTGTCAAGGACTATTTCCGAATAAATATTCGGACAGTGGGTCAATAACGCATAGCAGGATGCCGTGGGTAAGGTTTTCGTTATTTCCCCCACAACTGGCCAAATGCTACACTGTCACTCTCCACCAAAGTATTCGATGAGTTTGTTCATAGAACGGATCAGGACAAAGTTGTTCGCTAGATCGTCAGGATGTAGCCAGTAGCCATCAGGATTGTCCTCGCTCTTAGGATTAGCCAACCACTGGTCGTTCTCCGACTTAAGATAGTTGCGATAATCAATCAGAGTTGCCTTAGTAATACCATCAGCAACTTCACTTGGGATTTTAATTTCTCTCATCGACTCACTCTCAATTCTGCATCTGGATTATCCCAGCATGCGTTACGATACTTATACACAAAGTCACAGAGTCCTTCATATGAACCCCATCCATTCTCTGGATTGAATTTCTTATACTTTTCTGGATCTGATAGTAGATCATTCCAACCTTCATCAAGAAATTCTGAGATATCTTTAGCGTATTTCCAACCACACTCATCTGGACGCCATAGTACATGATACAAAGTTGCTCCATTTGATAATTCTACTTTAGCAGCCATTATATTCAGATTGTGCGTGATATTACCTTCATACACAGAGACTGGTTGCGTCACCATTAAATCAACATCTAAACTCATCAAGTCACTCCATTTATAAAATCAACAACAGCTTGAATCAAGTAAGGATCCAAGTGTAACTTATGGGCAATATCATTTACCCCAAAACGCTCCATCATTTCTCTAACTTCTAAGACCAAACTTCTGTTGAACATACGATTCTCCTTTTAGTGGCTCGTATATATACAACGCTCGAACAGAGAGTTTGGTTGACGATTAGTTAATCCAACCTGCAATAGTAACATGAGATTTTTTTATATTGTGTGCTGTCAACAGCCATTCCGACAGTCTCCTAAGAGATAATCCTTGTTTACGCATACTTCTCACATCCTCTATAATTTCCAATTCTTTTGTATTCTTTATCAGTTTATTATTCTTAAGTCTATAACCAAAGGGAACATGTCCTCCTAGGAATATTCCGTTTTCTTTTTGTTTCGTTTTGGCTGCTCGGATTAGTTCAGCTGAATGAACACGATTGCTAGAAAGGTTGTGTATCTTTACATGATGTTTTGAACATAAAGTCAATATATTTTCTTCTTCATCAGAACCACCAAGGGATTTTGGCACTACATGATGATGCTCCAATTTATCAGTTACCCCACACAGAACACAGAAATTAAGTTTCATTTCAGAACAACCTCTCAACAATAATAGCACTACCCATGTCATCACCAAGAGTAAGGTTATCATAATGGGTACGCACAAGACCCTTACGATCCAAGCCAACAATAGCAATAATGTTCACCATCATACCAAGCTGGGTTCGGATTTTTTCTAGATCGCTCAAGTCATCCGTACCCTCAGCAGAAGCCAACATACAAGTCAGAAGCATAATCTGCTCCATACTTTCTTCAACACCAGCAGACACCAAGTCAGCCAACTCAAGCAGTTCATTCATGCTGGTTTCAGGTAGCGCACGGAACCAGTCTCCAATTCTCACATACGGATTTTTTTGTAAATCCATAGCAAGCAATCTAATAGTAGGCGACACATGGGAAGCCATAGCAATCTCAGAAAGGTTAAGAGAATAACCCTCCTCGCTAAACTCGATACGAAAATCATCCTCATCCATCACCATTCTCCTTATATCATCATTCTGTCGTTTACGCCAAAGACTAGCCATTATACCCTCACTGGTCCAAGATGCCAAGAGGTAGGTGAGTATAGAGATTCTATTAGTCGCCTTGCCTGAAACACATCATTTGCTTGCACAATCACTTCTATCATCGATCCCCCAACCTTTGGTGTAATCGTTGCTTTCCATGAACTACTCATAATTATCCTCATCATATAAGCCACGCATCTCCATCTGCTCTTCAATCATGGTGAGATAATGTTCATCATCCACACTGAGAGAGGTAAGTGTTGAGTAAAAGTTGTATGCCTCAAACACTTCACTGTCTGTCATGTTAATGGGATTAAGTCTTATTGTCATAGTGTTACCTTATTAAATCAATATACTCGCCAAAGTGTGTGTCAAATACAGCCAGTAAGTGTTCATAATCCCCTGCCTGCATTTCTTCAGTGATCGCTTTCCAGTCTAAGCCATTGTCCTTAGCAATCTGCTTAGCATAACCAAGAAGTGCGAATGCGTTGCCATCTGGACCCCTAAGATTAATGTAAGGTTTACGTCCCTTCAAGTCTTCGATAATAGCCATTCATATTCTCCATTTAGAATTGTATACACTGATATTATACCTGAATGCGGTATTAATGTCAAGGGTGTAGTGTATACAGTTACCCCCCCACGATTCAAACCATCTGCCAAGTTTCGGACTTTTAACCCCCCCCCCCTTTGGAGATGGATACTAAAGGTGTAAGAAAATTGGGTGGGGGCAAGCCGATAGGGACCCGAGCCAAATTTTAGGGGACCCGAATTTAACTTCCCTTTTTGAACCCCTACCCCCCTTATGCTCTCAGCGAAAGGTTAGGGTGTTTCCGCAAAGAAACTATTACAACTTTCTACTCAGCAATCTGGATCAAAATCGTGCCACTCCTGTGCTTCATCAACAGTATCATAGCGAGCAAATGTTTCCTCAAGAAAATCTACTGCATCATATACTACATCAACAGGCACACTCAGCATAGCAGCAATCTCTGGTACTGTCATATCAGTAGTGCTTAGCAACTCTTCAACATCAACCAAGATATCTTTGAATACACTCATAATTTATTACTCCTCTTTTATCTTTTATCAAACCCAACACTGTTATTATACAGCATTCATAATTATTTGTCAAATCAATTTCCGAACAACACTCACATGCTGTTCGCTTCACAATGAGGCACTAGTATATATACCCCCCCATCAGCATTAAGGGTTCATCCCTTTCCCATGGAGAAAGTCATTAACAGCTGTTGCGCATCAGAAAGGTCTTCCTCAGCAATACTATCAATGTCATTCAGCAACAGCAGCTGCTCTAGCAATTCAACTTCACGTTGGTCACTAGTAGATATACCCCTCTTCCAGGAAAGGTACTCATCATAGCCATCAATAGACCACATCTTGTCGAGCAATTTTATTTGCTTTTTATTTACGCCTGTTATTGTTACCGAATCTTTGCTCATCTTTGTCTGGCTCCACAAATTAAAAATCAAACCTACTGCCACATTGGCGAACATAAACCACTGTTTTCAGCCAGTGCGATCACTACTTCCAATGCCTACGCTAATGCCAATACCGCCAGCACAAAACCCAATATGGGATACCCAGCGAACACTAAAGCAAGGGCAATGATTACGCCCACGACCACGGCATCCCTCTCAGTCATAAACTACTGCCAATAACGCTACGCTGAACAATATCATAAGTCACCACATCACTCACCTCGTCAACAAGGTCTTTATCTGCCACTTCACTCTCGTCAATGTCAAAATATTCACGAATGATGGTAAACTTTTCCTGCTCAGCCAGTTCATAGGTTTCATATACACCGATAACAGCATATCCGACATCATAATGGCTCTCAGTCAACACATAAACTTGATTGTTACTCATAGTCTTTTTTATCTCCGTATTCTTCATTGTAATCGTAACCAGCGTTATAGGCATGAACCTCTGCTTCTGTCAGTTCAGTTACCTTTGGGCTGGTTGCTGTTCCCTGCTCATAGTAATGCGGATCACGTGGGCGACGATAATAACTGTCAGCCGAACCACGATCAAACGCACCTCCATGTCTCTTGTCAAAATTTGTCATATTATTTCCTTATTAAAAAAACAGCCGATACCACAGATTGGTTTGGCTGCTCACAGTCCCATCAGACGCAAGCGCAAGAGCTGTCCCAGTGTAGGTTTCAAGCCCAGTCGTTTGCGTAACAGCTGTCCCAATGTTTTCTTTTCTTTCATATCACTTTCCTCCCTTGTTCTTATTAAGCAGTCAACATATAAGTAGCAAGATCTTTCCAGTTGTCATTGCTAGCACGAACCTTGCTAACAGCGATAAGGGTACGCAGGCTGATTTCCTTCACGTCGTCCTTGATCTCACGAATCAAAGCCAAAGCATCAGATTTGATTGTCTTGCTGTACTCAGGCAGGAATTCAGCTGACTGGGCGATAGTTTCCATACGATCAATTTTCTGATCAAGCGACATAGTCAAGTCAATCATCATAGAACGTGAACGAATGGCTTGGTCAATTTTGTCTTCAGTCATATTGCTAATGAAAATAACACGACCTTCAAAATTGAATGACTTTGGCAGGTCTTCGTCTTTGAAGTCAGCATTCCAGCTGATGATGCGTTTGCCGTAGCTGTCAAGTGCACCTTTCAACAGGTTCAACGCAACTGGGTCTTTGAGGATAGCATCACAGTCATCAAACACAACGATTGACTTGTTGTTTTCGAACAGAGTGCGGTACAAACCCTTAGCAGTCGAGAAACCCTTGACCATACGGAAGCACTTACGCATAGACACAACGCTACCTACTTGAAACTCAGCCAAGTCAGAGATATCGGTGTAGCCTTTGGTTTCCAAAGTCTTAGTCACAGTATAGGTTTTACCCAAGCCACCTTCACCAGTGATAACTGCGGAGGGCTGAACACCATCAGCAACCATAGACACGAGTTGCTCAACAAAGGCGAAACGCTGGTTGATACCGAAACGCTGGTCTTTCTTGGCTTTGGCTTCAACAGCACCAGCAGTGATTTCGTCATAGGACAAGTCCATACCTGTCACTTGTTTGAATTTCCACTCAATGTGGGATTTTTTACCAGTGGTGAAGGGTTTAGCATCACCGATTTGGCAGGTATATTTGCCAGTGTTTTTGTCGAAATTCACAGTAGTTTTCACGGTATTCTTAGTCATTTTCAGTTCCTTCTTCATTATCAAGTCAATATAGTAATTATGCCTTAAAACCGAATTTACGTCAAGCACTAAATTCGATTCCCCTACTCACAGTAGGGTTATTGGTTCATCGCCTTTACGCCAGATGCCAGGATAGCCAGACCGACCAAGGCAACCAGCAACAGGGGCAACAGCTGGGCATCGGTACAGGTGTCCATGCCACCAACAGCACCGAAAGTCACTAGAAAACCCACACCAGCACGAATAGAACCACGCATAATTAACTCACTTTCTTTATCAATTTCAATACCGTAAGTATACCTGAATTACGAATTAATGTCAATCACTACCTACGTATAACCCTACTGTGTGAAGGGTTATTTACGGAAGTAGCCATAGGGCAGACCAACCAAAAAGCACAGGTACTCATCGTCGCCATCGCTACCTTCGGCTTCGTGTACCCAACGCAATGCCATCTCATAGGACTTGGCTCCGCTCATCATCAAATTCTGCATGCGCATTTCAAAGTCATGGGCTGCTGCTTCTTGCGCTACCTGCTCATCAGCGTAGTTGCGCTGAATGGTAGTGGCGAGTCGTTCAAACTCTTGCTCAAACTGCTCAAGCGACCACTCGGTTGTGTCGATTCCACGAGGACGGACGCCATACGCATCCTTGTACATATCCCAATACTGACACTGGGCTTGCTCAACAGGGGACATTTCATTCCAACTCAACATACTCATCTCCAAAAATTAACGTGACAATTCATAGCTGGTTGTCTTGACTGTGTCAACGGCACGATCAAGCACACGTGCCACACCAGCGAAACCGATAGTAGACACAACCACACCAAGGATAAAACCGATTACCAATTTAGTCATTTTTTTCTCACTTTCATTTTCAATTTCAATAGAGTAAGTATACTAAAAAACCGAATTTCCGTCAAGCATTTTCGGAAATAACCTTACAACTTGTAGGGTTATGCCTGTGGACCAGAAAAGGTAGTTTTACGTGGGAAACCAACAGCAAAGCCAGATGTACCTGTGGAAGCCGAGCGAGTCGTTTTACCAGACATCCAGCCAGACTTGGGGGTCTTGCGTGGTTTGTACACAGTCACTGTAACGCCATTTTCAACAGTCACAGACAACACATTACGAGGGATCTTAGTCATTTTTATTTCCTTTTCTTTATCAATTTCAATACAGTAAGTATACCTGAATTCGGAATTAATGTCAACCACTTTATTCGGATAACCCTACTACCTGTAGGGTTTTACATCAGCGTGCTTGACGATAATCACTGAGCGATAGCTACCTTCATACTTCATGGGCAGGTCAAGCGTAACAGTCAAAATTGGACCATCATCGGTGCTGCGGATGTCATCACTACCTACGGTGCCAACGAAAGGAATTCCGTGGTAGCGACCAAACACACGTGCGCCGAATTCATAAACAGGCTGGTATGCTTTGTTGTTAAAATAATCTGCTAGTGTTCCCATGTTATGTCCTTGTTCAAGCGTAGTTTTTGTAGCGATTCAAATCGCCAGAGAGCCTACTTTTAATTTTATGACAGATTACACATAATTCTTGTATATTAGAAACTCTGTTGTCAGCATGGTCTCCATTTATGTGATCAATTTCAGTAAGATGCATATCCTTAGGCAACAGCTTGTGATTGACTGCACATTTAAATCCTAATTTACCATCTGTGTTCTCACAAATTCCAGTACGATATGGAACAACTCCAGCTGCATATGATTGTCTATTTTGTTGTGCTTTTTCACAAGAACAGCATATAGGTTTCCAACGATATGTTCCATCTTGATTTTTACGATTCCATGTCACAGGTTTTTTACAACCCTTGTTTATACAGATTGGTCTGAATTCTAAAATTTTTGCCATGATTAAACCTTTGAAATTTGAACATCATACGAAACACGATTCATCTTGTGATCGTAAACATGCATCGTTGAACCGATACCCACTGCGTTGAACATGTTTTCAAACAGCTGGCGCACGACAGTGTTAACACTGACTGAGTTTCCGACGCCACGTTTGATGGCAGCACCAGATGCATAAAAAGACACACCATTCACAACGACAAGGTATTTCATACAGTTTCCTTTGCTTCCATCATTTCACACAAAATAAATTTTGCGATATTGATATTCTTGCGAGCTTGGTCAGTTGCTTGAGCATGACCGAAGGACATCAATTCTTGAGCATCGGACAGGACACCCATCGCAACCATTTCAAGACCAGACAACTTAGCAGTGATGCTATTCATGTATTGCTCACGGATGTCATCTTGAGTCATACCGTAGCAGTTTTTTTCGAATTCAGTCATTTTTTTCCTTTCGTTTTCAATCACAATAAAGTAATTATGCCTGAATTCGGAATTTATAGCAAGCACTAAATGTGAAAAACCCTACACTCGATAGGGTTATTGTAAGTCATTGATTTGCTTAGGTTTTTTTACGTCCAGATGTCGCCATCAGCGTCCTTCTCATAGCTGAAGCCAATGTCGCTTGGGGGCACCACTCCGTATTCCTCCATCTCGGCATACAGCTGTGCTTCTGTTTTGCCGTCAGCCCTGCGTTGCTGTGTGATGAGCCAGCGTTGCCTTTCGGCTACTTCGGTTTCGCTATTCATGTGCTTGCGTTGCGCAGCACGTTTGACTTCTTTCTGTTCTTCCGTATAGGTGCGTTTGTTACCACAACTACGTGAACAATATGGACCACGTTTCCTGTGCTCCGCACCACACGAAGGACATTCCTTTAGTCTATATACGTTTGGCATTTTATTCAGCCAATAATTCTTCAATCATTTGAATTGCCATCTCACGCTTCATCTCATCACTAGTGTGATTCAATGCATCAAGAGCAATTTCTAGTGCTCCTTTATAACGCTGAAGACCAAGACCAATACTCAAGATGGCTTGTGATTCTTGCTCTCTTAATGTTAGTGGTGAGATCTGTGTTGGTGTCTTATCATATGTGCCATCGAAAGGGTTTTCTAATATGATTGAATCAACCAGCTGTTTTGTGCTATCATTCATCTGTTTTCTCCTGTGGGGTTGCTTCTTTTTTAGATAGGATTACTTGATTGGTTTCATTTTCGCCACGCACAATTTCCCATACGAGTGTGTCGCCTTCTGCCCAGCCAAGTACCTCAAGCATGTCTGGACTGAGTGGGATAACGAGATCTTTCGTTTCTGGATCTTCCTCAACAACAACTGTCCAGCAATTAACACTTATGCGTTCTGATATCATAACTTCAATCCTTGCATTGATGGTACGATTTGAATTCCGCTACCAAATGATGTGTTATAGTGATTGGCCAGATCAGGAGTTGGCTCATAGTCAGCAGCAATAGCATGTGGGTAGATGCCAATTGTTTTGTCTGGAATTCCATATGCAGCATATGGAAGGAAATTCAGTTTGACTTTTCCACTCATTTCATCTTGGGCTGGTGCGAGTATCATTGGTGATTTGATTTCAACAACACCTGTTGGTTGTGCTGACACATCACCAATAATTTCTTCGCCTGTCATTAATTTAATAATACGTATCATTATGCTCCTCTCGCTGCTGCTTTCACAACAGGTTTCGTTGGTAGTTGACTATTGTTTTTCATCACACGTTTGGTTGCTTCCTTAACAAGTTTCTTTGCTGCTTTCGGACCAACTTGTGGTGTGATTTCTTTTCTTGCTTTTTTCTTTGCTTTACGCAACTCACGTTCTTGTTTCCATCGTGTTTTGCTATCAATGTATATAGGTGCGGTAACGATCGCTGATTCATCTGTCATAATTTTAACTCCGTAAGTGAATTGTTAGAACCAAGTGTGCCTTTAACAAACACATTAAATGCCAAACTAATCCGTGTCTTAGTATTTCCTTCTGGTATAATTTCTACCATATGCTGCATCCAACTTGGGAAAATCAACAACAGCCCTGTTCTGGTTGAGAAATCCCATGTCTCTGTGTTGAAATGATTTACTTCTTTGTGTTGAATTTTAATTGTGCGATACGTATCATTGATGAACACAAGTTTATCTTTAGTATCATCAGCAGCAATATAGAACACACCAGACAGATAACTGTTACTATGATTATGTTTGTGGTGCCATTCGCCAGGACGTGTCCAGTTCATCCAACTTTGTGTGATATACAATTCTATATCGTTTTGGGCTGGTGCCATAATATTGTCACGCCACTGTAACAATACATCTTCAATTTCTTTTTTGATATCTGCCAACTCTGGCTCATTCAAAATATAATTGTTGTGGCTCATTGAGTTGCCAACATTTCTTGTTTGTTTGCTATTTTGTTTAGCAAGAAACTTTCTTTCCACATCAGTGAAGTCACGTTCTAATTGTGATACACAGATAGGTGTTGGAAATATTGGTTGAATGATTGGATCTCTCATTTAAAATTTTCCTTGTAATATTTGAACATCTTCACATACCATGCGAATCGTTTTGGCTCATGTTCAAAGTTTGGTAACTCACCATAATGCTCAAGCATTTCGTTATAAAATTTCAATACTTCCTCATCTGTCATACTATCACCGAGAAGTCATTTTTCTTTTCAAATTTAACAACTGATCTAAATTTATCAAACAGTTGGTCACCTTTGTGGCTGATGACAAACACATTCGTCTTATCATCAAAACTATTCATCAGCGATAAGAAATAATCGGTACCTGACACATCCAAACTACTGTCAAAGATTTCATCAAGTAACAATAGGTTTGTATTAACAGAGTTTTTCATCTTAGCAATCTGTCTCCATGTGAATAACATTGCCAAGTCAATGCGCATCTTCTCACCTTCAGAGAATGAATCATATGTGAATTCATCACGATATCTGGCTTTGATCTTTTCGTTGAATGTTTCATCCAACTCAAAATGAACATAGAAGTCCATTGATGCCAAATATTTGTTGATCAATTTATTCATCACAGGCAAATACTCACGGATGATTGTTGTTTTGATTCCTGTGTCTCTCAATAGATTTGATGCTAGTTCTTCATATTGTCTTTTCTCAATGAGTTCATTTTTTCTATTAAGATATGACAACGCTTCTTCAGCCATTGCCTTGAGTTTTGACTTCTCATCATCCACATTACCAGTATCATTCTTTGCGTTTTCCATTTCCTCAGCCAATTCTCTGTTAAGTTTATTCAACAAAGAAACAGTTTGATTGGCTGTGGATATTTCGATGTTCTTATCTGTTATTTGTTCTTGTATTGCATTGATGGTTTCTAGTCTGGTAGTCAACTTTCCTAGTGCCTTTGTAATCTCGTCAATATTCGCTCGATTTTGTTCAATTTCGCGATTAATTTCGTCAATAATTGAGGATTTATGCTCATGTGGGATGTCTTGTTCACACTGAGGGCATATATCATTATTGTTAAAGAAATCGACAGTTACAGTGAGATCTGTGCTCTTGTTAGATTTCTTATTGGCAAAAACTTTCGCCTTTTCGATGTCTTCGAGAACTGACTTCCTGTCTGTGATACTCGATTTAAGATTACCAAGGTCTTGATTGAGAACATTAAGAGTTTCATTCGTGGTAATGATTTGTACTTCATTATCGCTAATCTTTTTCTGTATCGCTGATACAGCATCTTTTCTAGTTTCGAGCAAAATCTTAATGGTTTTCTGCTGATTGTCAACCCTCTCACGTGCCAAGTTGAGCGCAGATTCGGTACGATTGATTTCATCTTTTGTCTCCTGCATTCTTTGTTTCAACAACGTGTTCATTGTGCTGAACACACGGATATCTAAGATATCTTCGATAACCTCACGTCTTTGATGTGATGGCAACTGCATGAATGGCACAAATGAAGCACTACCAAGTATAACTACTTGAGTAAAGGTTTTATAATTCAACTTCAGAATCTGTTGTTCAAGAACCTTTTGGTAGTCTCTTGATGCAGCATCCTGATTCATTAATTCATTGTCGCACCAGATTTCAAATTTGTTTGGTTTGATTGTACGAATAACTTTATAATCTTTACCACCAACAGTAAATTCAACTGTGGTTTCACAGTTCTTTCCATTAATGCTGTTAATCAACTGTGGTTTATTGATGTTACGAAATGGTTTTCCAAACAATGAAAAGCACAATGCATCTAGGATTGTGCTTTTACCTTCACCATTTTTACCAACGATTAATGTACTTGATGATTTGTCAAGTAGAATTTTGTTTGCTTGGTTACCTGTTGATAGGAAATTTTTCCATTCAACACTTTTGAATTTAATCAAACGACCTCCGTATTAACTGCTTCAGTATATAGTTCCTTCATATACTGTTTAATCTTTTCCTTATCCGAATCTGTTTGAATTGAATCAACATAATTCTCAAGTACAGACATGGTGTCTTCAAGATTAATGTCACCATCGATTGTTCCTTCTTCAAATTCGCTGAAGTTTTCAACAATCTTAATGTCCGCACAACCCTTATTATACAACTTCTGAGTAAATTGGTCAAATTTATAATAGTCTGTTTTGTTAACAACAATCAATTTTACAAATTTGCCTTTGAAGTCACATTCACTTAGATCAAGTGGTTCTGTTTCCTTGTCGTCGTATTCGACTCTGAAGAACATTCTATTTGGATTCTGTATGAATTCAAGTCCTCTTGTTGCAAGATCGAACAAGTGGAATCCTCGGGGATCGTTATAGTCCTGCCATGTGAGTTCGTACGGATTTCCCAAATAATAGATATGATCATTAGAACTACGATGATGGTAATGCCCACTGAACACCATATCAAACCTTTTAAACAAATCTTTAGAAAGTCCTTCATGCGATTCCATCCCTCTATGCATTGCAAAACCAGCAATTTCCAAATGTCCCATACATAAGGTTGCTGATGTGTTGTTAATTTCGTCCATACTTTGTTGATAATTATCAGCACAAATCCATGGCAACATCAATACATCTGCTGACGTATCTTCATAGTTTAAATGAATCGTTTGTGGTGTATCAATAACAGTAATATTTTCATATTCACATAACAATAAGTCAGGTGAGTTTACATCATTTGTGTTTTTATAGTAAGTATCATGATTGCCAGCAAGCATGTATACATTGATGTTACGAGCAGCAAGTTTATCAAAGAACATTTCTTTTGCTCTTTGAAGTGAATAGAAGTTCACATATTTGCGTCGATCAAAAGTATCACCAAGAATAAGAACAGTGCTAATACCAGCTGCGTCGATATCAGGAAAGAAAGTATTGTCATAAAATTCCTGAAAGAAATCTAGAAATCCAATACTATCATTGCGTGCACCAAAATGTTGGTCTGTAATAATTGCTACTTTCATTAGCTGAAGTCCAAGTCTGCGTCAGGATATCCTTCGGGAATTTCTATTTGTCCTTGTTCGACAACTCTATCTCCCACTCTTTTTGCGAATTCATCCGCATCTTGTTTTGATCTATAAAATTTAGATAGAATAGCACTTTCCGCAGATGATTCTTGCGGACGAAATGTTACTTTATATAAGAATTTTGTTTCACTCATTACTGTCCTCTTCTAAAAATGTTTCAAGTGAATTTTTGGGTTTCTTTTTTGCTGCTTTCTTCACTGGCATATTATAATTGGCATCGTTATTGCTACGTAAATAATCCATCATCTGATTAGTATACTCACCACCTTCGTCTTGTTCTTGGAGTTCGAACATTTCGAATGGCATCTCCATAATCATTTTATTCTTGACGTATGTTTGTTTCTTTTCTTTTTGGATTTTTCGAATGAATGCATAGTAAATGATTTGAGTAAAGTAAGCGAATGGGTTACTTGACTTTGTGGGATCAAAATTGTGGATGTACTGTAAACAGTTCTCAACACCATCGAGAATCATATCTTCTCGGTATGTATAATTGATGAAGTTTGCTTTATACGATAAATGTGTGGCTATCTTTAATAGACACTCACCTATGTACTCAGGTACTCTTGGTTTATCTTCGCCAGCTGCTTCTGCTTCGATTACAGATTCTCTATACTTTTTAATTGCTACTAGAAAATCAGCATTGCTTACATAATGTGCTTTGGCTTTGGGTATTGCTTCGGTCATGATTCACTCCACTTACTATAATTATTCATTATACCTCATAATCAATAAATTGTCAAATTTATTTAATGTACTGTCTTATTTGGTGGTGTCCAAATGTGAGCATCAGAAACTGAAGTCTCTTCTTCAATTTCTTCCATTTTGTTTATAAGATTTTCGACACGTGTTTGTATGTCTTGTTTAAATTCATCTTGTTGATTCTCTTCTGGCGCAACCAATTCTTCTAAGTTATATGCCTTGAGCGCATCAACTTCTTCGTGTCTATTCAACATCTCAATATAATATGGAACAGCATGCTCAGACATTGGTTTGATGTATGTTAATTCGTGTTTCCAAAATGTAAAATGTTTGTCATCGCTGAATGGACAAAATATAGTTGTTGAGTGGATTTCGCGGAGAATATTTTTTGCTATCGGAACATGTTGTGTTCTGATTGAAAGTGGGAACAATACATTGATTGTATCATCTGTTTCTGATTCTACTATGCACAGGAAACTTTCTCCTGTGTTCATACGGATAACTCTAAAATCTGTCATAGGTCAATCTCTACAATCTTAGCTGAAAATTGTTCTTCTGAGTACAGTTTAACTCTCTCCAAAAAATGATTTAATGTATGATTCTTCCAAGATTTATATGTTAAGTCATCAGCAATGTCATATAGATTACAATGTGTTTTGCCTTCATTAAGTCTTAGACCACGACCAATTGATTGTAGGTTACGTATCTTAGACTTACTTGGGCTTGCAAAAATAACATTCTCAATTGATGGCATGTTAATACCAGTAGAGAATGTACCATATGAAGCAAACACTAACATATTACTATTCTTAGTAGCTTTATATCTAATTGCCTCACGTTCTGTTACTTTTACATCACCATGAACAATGTGTACTTCTAAATCTTCAGAATCTTTACACATATCATAAAGCACTATACCATGTTTGTCCACATACTGAAATAAGACAAGTGTATTTCCTTTTAGGGATTTGGCAAGATTTACTATGAAACGATTACGTTTGGAGTTGCTGACTAAAAAGTCCATCTCTTCTTGGTATAAATTATTCTTGCGCTTCTTTCTGGTGTCCTCATCATATTTCAGCAGTAGACATTTAATATTTAGTTCAGCGACTCTTCCTGACTTCATCAGTTCTTTTGTAGTTGTTACTTTAAACACTGGTCCAAACATACCTTCAAGCACTAGGCGATGTACTTGTTTACCATCAAGTGTTCCTGTGGTACCGATGCGATATGGGATATTTGTCATCTTTTCCATAACAGTTCCCAATGATTTTGCTTTAAATTGATGCGCTTCGTCACCGAATACTACATTGAATTGTTCAAACCAAGCACGTGGTTGTTTATAAATTGATTGCCATGTTGTAATCAATACATCAGACGTAATGTCTTTAGTGAAACCACTGTATAATTTCTGACAGTATCTATCAACTGGCCACTGGTTAACATATGAGTAGTCTTCAAAATCTTTATACATTTGTTCAACAAGTGATGTTGTTGGTACGATAAGAATACATTTCTTACCAGTACCTACGTAATGTCTCATCAGCGTATAGATTATTAGGGATTTACCTGATGCGGTAGGAGAGAGCAACATAGCACGATGTTCATTCATGCATTTTTGTATTGCGTCTAATTGATAGTCACGAATCTCGATTGATTCGCCACGTGCTGTTAGTTCTAAACTATCAGCAAACTCTTCAACATTTTCATATGTAAAATTGCCTACTGGTAGTTTTTTGTATGTATCATTTTTAGCATCAAGGAATTGATAACCATTGCGATTAGCAAATTCTCTAACATAACTATACAATCCTGCGTATAATGTTTTACGATGGATATCATATAATCTTATCTTCCCATCCCATAAACGTGCTTTATATGCTGGCATAAACTTAGCACCTGGAACTTCGAATGTAAAAAAGTTTGCCAGTTCTTGTTCTATTCCTGCATCTGAAAACACACGGATATATACATCATCAACTTGTTCTACGTATATCTTCATTACATTCCAACTAAAAATTCTTTCCATTGAATGCTATTTCTAATTTGCCAATCACGTTGTTTGATTGCATTTAGAACTGACTCAAGAAACATAACAACAGTATTCAAGTATTCAACTTTCTGTTGCATTTGAACAAGGTCGGTGTCGCCTTCTAAAAATTCTTCCATCTCATTCTTTAATGGTTTTAGTCCTTGCCATTGTAACCAACCAAGATCTTCTAACTCTTGACGACTCAACTCACCACGATAGTAGCGAAACTTATTCTTGCGAAGAATATTATAGTCGCCTTTGAGTTTACTCAATTTTAGTTTATAAGTTACAAGATACTGAATATACTCTGCGTGAAGATTTGGTGTATATGTTGATGCTTCACCAAGATGATCATCATCAATCGAACAGTCATCTTCCCATTTCTTCATCAATTGCTCAAGATTCATAACAACTCCAATTTTAATTATGCAAATTCGTAATACGTATACTTAAATGTAGCATTTCCAATCAAATATGTAACATCAGTATCAACACCTGTGAATGTCAATGTGTCTAGCGATGTCGGAAATACGTTCCTGAAGTTTAATAGTATATTCTCACTGTTATTATTTGTCAAAATAAAAAGCGAAGCATCTGAATAGTTCTTCGATAAATCATTTCGATCTGTTATGCCACTGACTGTGTCTTGTGTAACACCTGTTGGGAATGCTGATGTTGGAAAAGATTGATCAATCTTTTGAAAGTTTACATATTGTTGATAATTTTGTGGAAATCCAAGACCATACATCCATCCTTGAATTGCTTTAAAATTTTCCATGTTTTTATCAATCAAAAACTGTACTTGTAAATCAGAAAAGGTAAGGGTGTCGCCAGGAAGTGGAATTGCTGAGAATGGTGTTCCGAACGATGGTTCACCAAGCACGATGCCTGGAAGATTTACTGTTTGGCAGTAAAATTGTAATTTTGGTAGTTTTTGAATACCGAATCGAAAACCAGTGGGCGACAGTGGATTGATGTTGTCTGGTATTTTGGTTTTCCATTCTGCTGCTACTTGGATAGTCATTTATGTATCTCCTGAGATAATCCACTATTTATATGTGAAAAAAAAGGGCACCGAAGTGCCCTTTTAAGTACTGATCTTACGTCAGCTTCATCAATTATAGTACGTTCTGTACACGTACACGGCGATAGTATACGTTGTTGTTAGAACCAATTGAAGATGCTAATGTAGTACCTGTTGCGAATGGGTTAGCAGCCATACCGTAACGTGTCTTGAAACCAATTTTAGGTTGGAAGGTGTTAGGGTCAACAGCACGAACCATTTGTAGAGGTACGTATGGGCAGTAGAATACACCAGCGTCAAACGCTGAAGCACCTTTGTAACCAACTACATAGAATTGGTCGTTTGCGCCACCATTAGATGCATATGGATCGATATAAACTTTATAACGACCATTCAATACGCCAGCGAAAGTATTACCTGTGTCATCAACAGTTAGGTTAGTTGATAGAGCAGGAGCGTAGTCAAGAACACCAGCCATTGCTAATGCAGATGCAACATCTGAAGAGCAAAGGATGAAGTTACCTTTTCCACGACGTGTTTCTTGAGCGATTACGTTAGCATCACGTTCGATTTGGAACAATAGACCTTTGAATTTCTCAACAGACCAACGACCATTAGAGTCAGTATCCAAGTCAAAAATACCAGCTGTTGTAACTGTACCACTGTTAGCACCAGACTTAGCTGTGTAATAGATTGTACGGATAACTTCACGATTGATTTCGGCAAGAATTTCTGTTGAAAGAATATTGCTTAGTTCGCTTTCAGCGTCAAGACCATGAACTGATTTCAAGTCTTGTGCTAATTCGATTGAGTATTCAGCCTTTAGAGCACGTGACTTAGCAGTAACGCTTGTCTTCTCGATTGAGAATGCCATTTGGTTGAATGTTGTAGAACCAGGACCTGGATCAGAAGCAGGTGAAGCACCTGTTTGTGAAGATGTATAACCACCTTCAGCCTGAGCTGTAGTCATACCACCTGGAGCATTAACTGAACTAAACCAGTTAGAACCAGAGATAGTTGATTCGTTAGTGTTAGCACCTAAGTCACCACCAGAGAACTCAGCGTCAGCTTCGTTGTATAGTGCCTCAGTACCACCTTGTGTTGAATAACGTGACTTCATCGCGAAGATTAAGCCAGTTGGACCAGTCATCGGTTGAACACCGCAAATGTCATAAGCGATCATTTGTGGAGCAGCACGACGTACTAGGTTGATAAGAATTGGGTCATACTTAGCAACACCACCAGTGTCTGGGTTTGTTGATGAGCCGTTGTAGTTAGACATTGTTGGAGCTGTCTCAAACAATGCGCTACGCTCTTCGCGTAATGCCTTTTCTTGGTTTTCTAAAAGAACTGCAGTAACTTCTTTACGGTACTGGTCTTTGATTTCTGGCGCAGATTCGTGTTCTAGAATCGGTGCCCATTTTTTTACGAGATCTTCTCTTAACATCATTGTAGTTTCTCCTGAAAGGGTTTTGGTTTTATCTTAGTTTCTTAATTGCTGAAGCATAATGAGCCACTGATTCATTAATCATCTGCTCATCAGTTGACACTTGAGTATCAACATCTTTAGCCACAGGGGATGACTTCTTGAAATATGATTCACGAATCAACTGTAGTTTACCTTGTAGGGTATCAGCATCTTCGCTAACAATTTCAGCTGCCAAACCTTTGAATTTCTCTGCTTCTGTGTCAGTTAAACCTTCACATAAGCCAGAAACGATTTCTGCTCGCTTCATTTCTGCAATTTGCTTGCTCATTTCAATATTTGCATTTACGGAATCATTCAATTTGCTGCCTAATTCACTGACTTGTTCTTCAAGTGATCCTAGAACATCATACTTCTCTGCTGGGACATCGACGTAGTGCTCTTCGAATACTCTCTTGATACCATCAATGAAAGATTCTGCAAGTTCAGCTTTAATTCCGCTTTCGAGGGCAAGTTCATTCTGTTTCATCCACTGCTCGGTAATATAACCGAGATATCCATCAACCTTTTCAACGAGTTCCTCTTTAATTTTCACAAACTCTTCTACGAGTTGTGCATCATACTGCTCTTGGATTTTAACAAGTTCAGTTTTGATTCTTGACGTAACAGCTGCTTCAAAAATAGTAGCTGCTTTTTCTTTAAATTCTTCTGATAGGTCTTCACCATCAACCAATGCTGCAACATCTTCAGCCATGCCATGAGAAACACCACCTGGAGTGATATCAATTTTAGCACCTGCTGCTTTGTATTGACCAGCAACTGGATCTTTTACACTTGGTTGTGGCTCAGAGCCAGCACCACCTTGACCAGATCTAGATGTATCTTTAGATGTTCCTGGAGCTGGAGGTGCAAAGTTGTTGTTACGATCATTGTCGTCATTATCACCATCAACATTAGCATCAGAAGATACCTGTTTGTTTGATTTTTCTTTGATTGTTGCTTTAGCAGATGTGTTGTTAGAACCTTCTGATGCTTCACCATCTGGATCTTGACCATTAATGGCTTTTAATTCCTGAAGTTTTTGCGATTCAGCTAACAATTCTGCGATTTTTCTTTCAATTGACATTCTAGTCTCCTGTTTTTAAGTAGGTTATGTCCGATTAGTTTCGATAAAGTCTATTTATAATTTTCAAAGTTTAGATAAAAACTTCTGAAATTCAATAATAGATTGTTCTTTAAGTCTTCTAGAAGGAGTGTTTCGGATAGTTCTTTTTGCTTCTTCTATGTTTCTTTGCACATATTTTCCATCAACATATACCCACTCTACGTTTTCCATAATGCCACGAACGAAGGCATCTGGAGCACTTGGGTCGGCGACGATATCAGCTGCAGTTGATAACATAAAGTCATCCTGAACAATCTGAACACCTTCGTTGTTTGCTTTTAGAGATCCAAGCGCACGGCTTGAAACACCAAGATTTGCGCCACCATCAAGTAATCCTCTTGCGATCATACCCATTGGTGTCTCTAAAATTTTGGCTCTACCAATCCAGTTTGTTCCTTCTTTCTTTAAAGAAGTAATCATGTGTGAAACACGATCTAGATTGATTGTTGGTGTATCAGGATGTCCCAATTCACCATAAGCACGATTCTTTTCAACATACTCTTTGATGTAACGATTAACTTCATTATCCATTGTTTTCTCTGGATACATACGACCATTACGATTCTTGAGTTCTGATTGAAGGTACACACCTTCAATGTAATATTGTTTACCCTTACCTAGTTTTTCTTCAACTATGTA